TGCTTACGCTGGTGATCTTTTCTTTTTTAACTTTGGGTTTAATCTTGATGCCTGCGACTGTAGCCATTTTGTGCTCCTTGCTGTTTCAGTATAGTTATATTATACAGCCAGAACGACTGTAAGTCAAGAGTCGGTAATACCAGTTTTATCCAAATATTCACTGTATTTGAGCAGAAACATTGTGCGTTTTGGCTCGTTATAGAAGTCCAAACGTATATCTACCATATATCCGCGCTGTTCTGTCCAGTCTCTGTGTTCGCGTACAGTGAAGCCTAATTTGTCCTTCATCCTGTAGCTTAACATCATTGTGCTAGGACTATAGTCGTTGGCCAACCGTTCTCGTAGTTTATACCATTTTGATTGGGTCAGTACAATTGGTTTGCTCATTAAAAGTCATTATTTTGATCTACAACTATCCAACCCAGTCGTTTTAGGTCTTGTCTAATCTCGTCAGTGACTACGGATTCCGGAACATATCCGTTTGGAAACTTGATGTCGACTTCTGGATTATAATCGCTGTCATTGCGAATACCTGAACAATACCAGTCAATGTAGTCACCTTCTTGACGCATGTCCGCAATAATGCCCCCGGCTGATCTCCAACTGGCTCCCCAAGTCTTGTCAGTAAGGATAGGCATAACTGCTAGTTTTTGGAAATCATTGTTACAGATTGCCGCATAGAGATTTTGGGCATACGCTTCATTGGCCCGTACTTTCTCCAGAATCCAATCAGTAGTCACTAGATCGTACTCCATGTTGTCAATCATAGATTCTGGAGTTTGCCACTTTTTATCAGCATCCTCTAGAATCTTTTGAAATAGATCTAAGTAACTAGCATCGGGCTCTTTGCCGTCTTCTTCGCAACGTTTTACATACCCTTCCTTTTGAAAGGTATGCCGATCTGGACTCTTGCTAGGATCAGACATGCTTACTGAAGGGTACGGGTTCTTGAAGCATCTTGATTAACAAGATTTTCGATGAACTGGAGTTCGTCATCGTCGAGTTCATCCACTGGAGTACTCTTTTCCAAAAACTCACCACTCTTAACCATTTGGGTAATTTCGGCCATGAGTTTGTCCAATTCTTCTTGGGTACCATCAAACTGGTCAAAACATCCAGGAGCAAAGACAATCTTAAGGTCTTTACATTCTTCAGTGGTAAGATTTTCGAGCTTTTTTTCTTCAGACATTTTCTGTTTTCTTTTTACGAGTTGATTTAACAGCAGGCTTTGTTACTTGCTCTACACTTAGTATAGCATCTTGCACTTCTTTGAGCAAGGCCGCATCATCCCATTCTAGTTCAGTTTTACCATTTTCGTGAGTGATTACAGTCAAATGATTCCCTTTAACTATTTTTGGATAAGTTTCTGTTTGGACTACACTAGATTTTTTACGTGTTGCCATGGTCATTCATCCTTGCTCTTGCGGCTTCGAGTGCGACTTTGTTCTTCCAAAATTCGAACATATCCTCGAATGAATGCACCGCGCCGGTGGTTATCAGTATAGCAACTAGCTATACATTTTATAGCCTTTGGCACTTTTACAGCCTTTGGGTCATATCCTCTGCATGTCATATTTTTCCTTTGGTTAATTCTTTAAGTCCATAGTGCATCACGCACCTTAATCAAACGAATCATCATTTCAGTATCTTCGTTGTCGTATGCTTGCTCAATTTCATGAGTCTTCTTAAGAGCTGCCTCACTAAGAGCACGTAGTTCTGGGTTCTTACTTTCTTTCATAAAACTCAAGCCTTCGTTGCCGTGCTCTTCGCGCTTGCGTTCGCAGTACTCACTCCATCCGCCAGCATCATGTGGATCCGGGCGCTGATGATAAACTTCGGTCCACCAAGTATAAAGCTCTTTGATTTCTCTGGCATTGATAGCTTGACGAGTCGGGGTGCCGTAGTCAGGATCTGCGGGATCAACGTAGTCACTGTTGGTCAAGGTCATGGCCCAGTCAAGGTGATCTAGTCCTGCTTGGGGGCATCGCCAAGTTCTCCAACGCCACCAGCCGCTGGCCCAAAACGGAGGATTGTACTTGGCACGAGTTTCTTTATTACCCCAGGCAATGTGACTCCATGCTGTTTCTATCTCAACAAAATCAACCAACTCATTGAATAGGCAAGGCAAAAAGCGGTTCCCCACGTCCTGCCACTGGCCAGGCTTAATATCCCGGGCATGAGCGGTAAGAGCATGAGTGCGAGTAACCCAACGGTTGTTAATGTAGTACTTGATATCATAAATCTTTCTAATAGGATATGTAACAAAATCCTGCAGGTAGCTAAGACCTTCTTCCGCTAACCAGTAACGAAAGTTGTGCTTCATTTGAGCCCGAGTAGTCCAGTCGTCCCATTCTTCAGCAGTACCTGCGCTGAGTTTGGCTGTACCACGAAGCCAATCTGCAAAAGGACTGCAACTCCAATATCTTGAGTGTTGTGCCATAATATAAAAATCCTGTTTATGCATTTAATTATACACGAAACAGGATTACTTGTCAATTACTTTTTAACAAATGAGGTTAAATCTGGAGGCACCCATCCTACGGGTTTCAGTACCTTCCCGTCCTCCCGCTTACGGACCTTGCCAGTTTCTTTGTCAATCTTGGCTAGGTTAGTACCGATGACTTCACGCCAACCGCCCTCACCATCAAATCCACCACTGTGTATTGCACCGATAGTGACTACGATAAAGTCTAATAGAGCGTCTAACTGCTCTACACGGTCTTCCATTATGAGAGCGGCTTTAAGCTCTTTCCATTCTTCGTCCATTAGACTTAGATATAATTTGTATTGATCTTCATTTAATTGGCCAACAGTTTGGTCGCTAGCTCGCATAAACTTTTCTTGATCACGAAACGGGTTCATATTATCTTCCTGTTGTAGTTTTAGTAACTTTTGGTCCATCGCTGACAAAATCTAATCCGGCCATTTTGCCTTCATAGAGCTTGCCGTTCCATATCATATTTAATTTTACACTCTTATTAAGAACAACTACAAGTTTATCTTTGTCTTTAAATTCGTGTACTTCGGCTTCAACCAGTTTGCTAGTGTTGGCCTGCTTTACTTGACATTTAGTGTCGACTCGTACTATTTCCATCTTTGCCCCATCTTAGATAAAATTCGCTTAGTTTCTTTGCTTCAAGTTCCGCTATAATAATGAATCGGTATCCCATCCACATGGGATCCATATGCTTATGCCATGTTGGTTTATCTATAGCATGTTCCATAACAAACTTTCCAGCTTCACTTTGTTCCCATTCCCATATAGGTTGAGCAGCATATAGAATCGGATCTTCTACGTCGGCCATATCAAACTTATGGACAACAACTTTGTGAATTTCCTTCACGACATCGTTTTCAAGTTTGTATCTTATTCCGAGGCCCATCTTAGTATATAATAGGTTATAAACTTCTCGGCTTCTTCTTTGCTAGAAAACACCCATGTATCATAACTACTGCGCCATGCATCCCAGTTTTCTAATTCATTCTTGACCCATTCAACTCTATTGTTAAATGTTTCTACATCGTGATCAACAAAAATATCTTGTTTATTAAAATTAGAATCGACTGTTATCTGCCAAGCGCCTTGCCTATTTCTATCTAGAACAGGCTTAATTATAGACCCTCGATCAAGCATTTGCTGTAATTCCTCTACTCTAGGCTCAATTGCTCTAACAATATGAATCCAAAGGTCAGTCATTGTTAGGTTTACGCTTGACGAATTTGCGCCTGGGCTTTTTAACGTCTTTGAGAATCAACGGCTGATGTGAGCTGTTTCTTTGAGTCTGTTCTAATGCAGCATGAATTTGCTCTGTACTGATCTCATCTTCTGGATCAGAATCTAATTCTGGATTATCGTCAAACGCAAATCCAACTGTTCCAGCAAACTTAATTGTAGATTCGATGTTTCCAATGTTTCTCAAAGATCCAACTGGACCTTTTTCGTCTTGGCTGATGTTATGCCACGTTCTAATTTCTAGTATGGGTTCAATGTGTGTAGGTATTTCAATAATGTAGTGTTCATAGGTATAACCTGCACCACTTAGATCGATAGCTTTAATTACTGTACCTTGAACGGGCTTTACATTACTTCTATTAATACCGTATATCCAAACGGTATCGCCTATTTGATAATATTTTTTAACTGTCATAAATTAGCTAGTTTCGGTTACCGAAACTTTCCCTTTACTATCGAGAAGATCTTTTACAAATTTGATAGCTTTTCGATCACTATCATAAACGTATTCTTGATCTTCATCGTCGTCGCTCCGTAGTGTAACGATAACACCGTTATTAACTTTGCGAATTTCTATACTTTCAAACAACATAAGTTGCCTTTCTTTTATTTTGGGACTGCCAAATTATAATTAAAGTGGAAGATTCCAATGTGTGCAATTTCTCTACTTAACTCTTGATCACACCAAACTTCGTATCCGTGTTGCTGTGCCTTTTGACAGAAGTAAATGTCCTCGCCAATTTCTAAGTTTAGGCTGGGAACATAATCTTGAATATAGTGAGGCTGCGGAATTTTTTCGTAAACTGCACGTTTACACAAAACCATACCGTGTGGTAGTACATCAACTAATTCCATCGAGGGACTGTTATCAGTAGTTTGAAATTCAGTAAACTTTCCAGTTGATCCCATCATGGCTGTAAAATTAGGATTAGGGAAACGACGACGACGATAATTGCAGCCAACGATATCCTTGTTCTTAGCCAACAGACGCAATGGTGCATCAATAGGAAACTTCATGTCACTATCGACCCACCAGATATAATCAAAGTCGCTTTTTAAGAAGATGTCTACTAGGTTACGACGGGCAATGGTAATAACTGATCCAATGTTAAAAGCACAGTTGATCTTAATACCGTTGGCAACCAACTGTGCGGCTGACATGGCTAGATGTTGTGCAAATTCGGCATTAACCATTTCCATTGCTGGAACAGCAATCATAATACTAGGTCTTTTGCCAGTAGACGGTAGTGTAGATGCAGCCGGTGCCGCTGTCGGCTTAGTAATAGGCGTGCGACCCGGAATATTAAGTTTACCTTTGTTTTTCATATGAATCCTTATTCTTTATTATAATATGTTTTTTGAAATAATGCAAGCAATAATTTGCTCAATTATCTAGGAGCAAAGTCTTGCTGTAGTTTAATGTTGTCAAAAAACTCTTTCTTTGTACTTTGGTCGTCTTTAAATGCACCTTTAAGCACAGTAGTTTGAGTCAACGAACTGTGTGCCATAATGCCGCGATTCTCACAGCAGCCATGTACCGCTTGGATATAAACCCCTACATCCTTAGCATCTGTAGCCTTCATGATCTCTTTGGCAATATCATTAGCAAGCTCCTCCTGGAGAGTACCGCGTCGGGCGCACCATTGAGCGATGCGTGTATACTTTGAGAGGCCAATGAGTTTTTCGGCAGCAATAATACCAATATAGGCAACACCACTAACAGGTTGGTGATGATGGCTGCACATACTGCGAAGCTCACTACGAACAACCAACATACCTTCATAACGGTCCTGCGTGTCGTTTGGAAATGCGGTTGCGTCTGGGGGTGGTTCATATCGTCCTGCCATAATTTCATTGTAGTACATTTTTGCCAGCCGGCGAGCAGTACCTTTGCTGTTGGGATCGTTCTCTCGATCAATTAGTAATCGATCTAGTACAGTTTCAAATGCTTCAGTCGCCTCGTCAATAAGTCTCTCTTTATCTTCTTCACTGACATATTCGCTGATGTTATCGCCTGCCCAGAAACGTTTGTTTTCACGTTTCATCTTAAAGCGAAGATGATCGCCTAGATACTTGCCTTCTTTGTAGCCCTTGTCGCTTATATCTTCGCCTGCTTTGATGTAAACTTTTTTATCTAAAGGTACAAACTCATGTTCTTTAAATTCCTGCGTAGGGTTGGCATTAATTACAGGATCTAATTTAAATTCTTGTTTCAATTATTGTTCTCCGAGTTATTGTCGTGGATGACTTATGTTAACTATACAGTATTATTTAGGTTCTGTCAACCTAAGGAAAGTATTTTTTCTTACTGCGGCATTAAGAACCATCATTTCGGCTCCTGCTTCTTCAGCATATTTTAACAGTGCGCTGGTATCTTTTGGAAAGCACATTCCTCCAAACCCAAATACACCATCGGGTCCTGGTACTTGCATATGACTTTCACCTATACGTTTGTCAGACTTGACCATCTCAGCAATCTTTTTATAGTCGCATCCTAGCTTTTCTGCTAGTTTATGCATCTCATTCATAAAGACAACCTTGGTGGAAAGGAAACAGTTAATGGTATATTTGGCTAGACTTGCTTCAGCAATGGTACAATGCATAACGTCTAAAGACACACGATCGAGTCCTGCTTTGATAATACGCTCTGCTTCGTTTCGATATGCTGCAACTTTACCGCCAATAATGACAAATGTTGAATTTGGATAATCTCGCTCAGCATTGGCCGCAGTTAAAAATTCTGGTGCATGTACAAGATTAGGATATTGTTCTTGTAGTCTAGTATACACAGCAGGCGGCGCAGTGCACTTACTAATAATAACTCCGTGATAGCCAAGATTTTTTAATGTTTCTAGTACCAATTCTAAAATGCTAGTATCACAACTACCATCTTCTCCTTGCGGACTAGGAACGCAGACAAACACGCCGTCTGTTTCTAGTAGATCTTCATATGTGCCAGTGTGGCCTTTGGCAGGATCTACACATACGGTATTTGCCAAAAAATTATTTTTATAAACATTGTGGATAGCACTTCCGACAAAGCCCAATCCTATAAATCCTATTTTCATTTCTATTAACTTTATTTTGAATGCATTATTTAATTGTCCAAGGGTTGCACTACCTATAGTTCCTGGCATAGACATTGTAATCTGACCCGACGGAAAAATAGATGGAAGTTGTGATGTAGTAAAGAACCCGGTGTTGCCGGATCCTAATATCGAATTATTCATTACTTAATCCCATAAAAATTAATTCACGTTCAGTGACATTGGCAATAGGTTTGAGCCAACCGTTACGAATACATTCATTGATAATCATCTTGTATTCTTTTGGACAACCTTGGTTGATCTCAAACCCTGCTCGAGGAGCCTGCATCAAGCCGTCGTAGATTACGAATTTAGGATCGCTCTGTTTGAGAGTACGTATTTGACTTTTGTGGACAGTGTATGGCATACTGCAAGTATAGCAGTATAATTTGTCAATGTCAACGATTTATCCAATCGGCAGTGCGATAGGGTTTGCCCAGTTGAGCGTTGGGAATATAATGTATAATTTTTTTCTTAAGTCGTTTAATAATAGGATGATTATGGTCGTACTCAAATGCCTTTAGATAGCCACGTAGACCATTACTGAGTAGGTGACCTCTTCGGTGCCTTTTACCCACATATTCTTCTATTTTTTTTGGATCATGTAGTCTTTCTAACAGCTCGCAGGCAATGTTAAAACTGTAAGCATCAATCTCATCTGTACAGCCTAGGTAGCTCTGTTCTTCTCTTAACTCAGACTTGTCTGCATGACTTTCATAATCTGGTAATATTTTGAAGTCTCTGCGTCTGTATTGTCGCATATGGATAACTTCATGGAGAACAACATCTGCAAAAATTCGACAAATTCTCTTGAATCGATCTTTTGTAATGATTACTTTTTCGTCAAATGGGTTATAGTTAAAAACTACTTCGATACACTTTTTATCTTCTTCATCCCAATAGCTGTAGTAAGTGCCGCCGGTGTAGATCCACCCTATTTCTACTATTGGATCTGCTTTAAGTGATACTCTAACAGGCAACCATTTTTTAATATGCTTGGCTACAATGTCTTTAAATTTTGCAGGAGTTAATTTTTTATCAACAACTTCTGGATAGATTTGCCATAGCATTTGTATTAGACCATTGCGATCTAACATAGACCAGTCAAATTGAGCTCCTGCTATAGGCATATCGGATTTCCCTGCTATTCTTATTTATAACTGTACCAATACTACAGTTATATAGGGTTTTAATGGTGTGGCCGGTAGGCTTCGAACCTACAAGGGTGGTGTCTAAGACGGTGCCCCATCCCCGCCGTTTGTTGCAACTTTGGGAGCTTTGCCTATTTGCTCACGACCACATTATTAGTTTAGCATCACTATTGATGTTTGTCAAGTATTTATGGGCAGTTGGGTTACTGTAACTCCGGACTTCTCTAAGAATTCTACTCCTGCTATGTCTCTATAACTGTTGCGATAGTATACGTTAGATATGCCGCTTTGGTATATAAGTTTGGCACAATCTAAACAAGGAGCATGAGTAATAAAAATACCAGCATCACGGCCACTTTGGCTCGAGCGGGCCAACTTTGCAATCGCGTTTGACTCCGCATGTAATACCTCTGGTTTGGTTTTAAGACGGTAGCGTCTTGTATACTCATAATAAGGACCGTGTTCCTCTTCTTCAAAAGGCCAGCGTTCTTCAATTTCATCTGGGTCTAGCCAGCCTCCTGCATCTCCGCTCATGTATTCTTTATCTTCGCAGTTGTTATCCCAACCTGCAGGCATACCATTGTAGCCATAGCTGATAACTGAATCATCTTTGACAATCACAGCACCCACTTGTAATCGTACAGCATGACTCAGCTGGGCTGTACGAGCAGCCCAATCCATATATAAGTTGATATATTTTTGTTTCATTTTATTATTGGCCGGTCCTGCAGGAATCGAACCCACACCGCTTGGTTCGAAGCCAAGCATTCTATCCATTGAACTAAGGACCGTTTTATACATTATACACTATTAAATTATTTAAGTCAAAAAAATAGGAACCTAAGTTCCTACTGCTGGTTACGCGAATCCAGCGACACGCTATTTTGTGTCCGATTTTTCTACCAAATTGTCTCTAAATATTTCCCAGGCCTGTTGCCAACTCCATCTTTGGCTACCTTTCCAAACTTTTTGTCTATCCATGTCCTGTGCTGTAAGGACCGCAAGTTTTAAATCAGTATGCATTGATCCAGTGATTCCTTCGTCGATAACATCTTTAGGCCCTTGACATGGGTAGGCTGCTACAGGAGTTCCGCAGGCCATAGCTTCAATCATAACAATACCAAATGTTTCCCACTTACTTGGAAATACAAATACATCAGCATTGGCATAATAATGTGCTAGACTTTCTCCTGTTTTAAAACCTGTAAAGATAATATCTGGGTATTTCTTTTTATATGTTTCCAACATAGGACCATCGCCTACCATAATCTTTGTAGCACCTGGGTAGTCTAGCTCAAAGAAATCTTCTAAGTTTTTTTCTTTACTGACCCGACTAACACACAATAATATAGGCTTACCTGCTACTGTCTCGCCTCTGTGTGCAGGGTGAAAAATATCACGATCAACGCCGCGTGTCCATGGAATAACGTCACCTTTAAATCCGTGCGCCGCTAACTCTCGAACCATAGTGTCTGTGGTGGTTAGCACAACTGTAGATTTCTTGTGAAACCAACGAACAAACCCCCAAGTAAACTTTTCTGGAACGCCAAATAGTTTTTTTAGACCTTCAGGAAACTTAGTATGGTAAGCAGTAGAGTAGCTAATACGATGTTTTGAAAAATATTTTCTAGCAGACAGACCAAGAGGACCCTCGGTCGCGATGTGGTAATAATCTGCACCGATCTCCTTAATCTTCTTGCCCATCTGCCGGGTAAGGGCAATCTTGACTTCGTTATATTTAGGGCAATCAAAGTAGCGGAAGTCCCCGGGAGTAAGGTAAACAAGGTGATAACCGTCCAGAACCGAACACGCTTCAATATTTGTGTATGTAGTGACAACGCCATTGATCTGATCCGGTAAGTTATCTGTAATAATTAAAATCTTTTTGGTCATTGAATCTTCAGCTTGATAAAATCCACTATGCGCTGGGCCATATCTTGACCGCAGTATTGATCCATGCCTTCAAAGCCTGGACTTGAATTGGCTTCACAGATCTTGTAGCCATCCTTGTCAAACAATAGGTCCACACCCGCAATTTGTAGGCCCAACACACGGGCAGTTTCACGTGCTAGATAATCTACTTCTTCAGTGATTACAAATAGTTCGGCAGTGCCTCCTTGGCTGATGTTAGCACGAAAGTCGCCCTCGGCACCAGTTCGTTTCATAGCAACTACTGTCTTGCCCCCAATGACCCATACACGTAGATCAGTGCCAGGTTGTGCATCAACAAACTCCTGTATGATCATGATCTTCTTTAGACTAATACTAGACAACAGACCCATGAGACTGATAAAATCTTTTTTAGTTTCGCACAAGTGAACAGTTTTGCCTTTGCTGCCGCTGGTAGCTTTGACTACACAAGGAAAGCCTATTTCTTTTTCAATAAGTTCAATGTCAACATCTCCGTTGACTAACACTGTTTTGGGGATAGGAAGATTTTCTTTAACTAGCAATTGACTGGTTAACAATTTATCGGACACCCTGCTGATACTGTCAGCATCATTGATTACAGGAATGCCGAACTTTTCAATTTGTCGCATTACCGAGCGTGTGAAATAGTTAGTACCGGCTCCAGTCCTACTCAATACCAAATCAGGTAATTCAATCCGTTCTCCCTTATAGCGAATGCTTTTAGAGGTACTACGATTGACAATGATATCAAAATACTTAGGTTCAAGAATTCGGCCTCTCATTCCATTCTTTTCCAAACATTTCAATAGCTGTTGATTTTCATATGCATCTATGTTGGCAGCATAGTGCAAGATCCATACTTGTTTCATTACTCAGCCGTTTCTTCAAAATCTTCATCAATTTCTAAATCAAAGTCTTCAGGTAGATTTTCTTCGTCTACTGTCACTACTACGTCAGGCTGGGCAGGTGGGTTAAACATACTGAACCAAGCGAACGGATTAAAAATATTAAACCACATCATCTTTCTCCTTTGTCCATGTAATTATCTCCCAACGGCCATCGTGGTGTTCAATTAAGGCTGTGCATGATTCTACCCAGTCTCCGTCATTCATGTAGACAATACCATCTATAGTTTTTATTTCGGCGTGGTGGATGTGACCACATATAACACCATCAAAGCCACGCTTCTTGCAGTAGGCAACAAGATTGCGCTCAAATTGAAAAATAAAATCCACTGCTTTTTTCACACGTTGTTTGAGATACTGGCTAAGACTCCAGTAGCCAAAGCCCATACGATGACGCAACCAGTTGAATTTGGTATTGAGTCCCAGGATAAAGTCGTATGCTTTGTCCCCCAGGAATGCCAGCCATGGTGCTAGTCTAGTGATGCCATCAAAAAGGTCACCGTGTGTGACCAAATAATGCTTACCATCTACGCCAATGTGTTCTGCTTGATTGGCTATTTCAATATTGCCAAATCCAATATCATAGGGCATCAAGGGTCTTAGAAATTCGTCGTGATTGCCTGCTACATAGATTACTCTAGTGCCACGCTTGGCATGTCCCAATATACGACGAACCACATTGGTATGACTTTGTTTCCAACGCCATTTGTTTTGTTGGATCTTCCAAATGTCTAAAATATCACCTACAAGGTACAAGGTCTCGCAAGTGTTGTGTTTGAGGAAGTTGTTTAACTTATCCGCTTGACTGTCCTTGGTTCCCAGATGCACATCACTAACAAAGATTGAGCGGTATGTCTTCATAGCATTATTTAATAAAAAAACGATTACAGTATGATTACAATTTAAGAAATTCTAGTCAAAAAAATAGGACTCCGAAGAGTCCTATTGGCAGGATGGTCGAAACGGTAAGTTTATTTTCTGGTCCAACCACATCCCCAGTATATCGGTTCAGTTCCTTAGACCCTAGCAGACATTCATGTCGCCTAGTTTGTATTGTGTCTGTACAAACATCATAGAATGTCTTTCCATTCTGTCGTCAGTTCCTTTAGCGTCTATTTCTAGATGAAGCCTTGCGGGCCACTGTCTACTGCATTAGTTGCATCTTTAGTTGTTAAAGTTGCTGAATCCATCCTCTGTATAACAGGTTAGTTGTTGGCTGCTTTTATTCAACTCAGGCCACCACTCTGAGCTCGCTAGTCTATTTCAATGTTGACTCTTCAACGCACTCGGTCAAGACTCTGTGCTCCAATTCAACACCATAGGGTCTAGCAGTCCATAGTAATATGAAAATTGCTGCACCTAACCTTACAACACTATTTATAGAACGCTGTAGCGATCTACGTCAACAGTGGCTAGCATGATACCATATGGAGTCATGTCAGCGCCCGATAGGACACCCTTCATAACTGCAGGACTAAACCCGCTAACCAACGCGGTACCGCGCTTGTCGAACTTAACAGGGACATTGTCCTTGCTGTTCAGGTTCCAGAATACGATGTTCGGAACTTCGTATCCTGCTTCCTTGTACTTACGCACGATCATTTGGTGTGCAGAGTCATCAAAACTTACGCATTGATCAAACTGCATGTCCGAAAGGATCAGCAAAGTCTTTGGCATGTCGGATTCTGCGATCCCACCCTTCACTGCAATACGTAGAATTTCTTCAAACGCGGCGTGAAGGTTTGTATTCATGCCCCAGTCACTAGAGTTCATTTGTGCCATCTTTTGAGATAGCGACCCCTTAACAACCTGTGCCTTTGGCTTTGCACTGAAAGTCAAGAATGTATCCTTGAATACACCTGTGTTCTTATCAGCACAGTACAGACCCAACGACAATGCTACATCGATACATTGCAGGTTGGCGTTTCCACCAACAGCGCAACTCATCGAACCGCTAACGTCGACCAAAGGCATAACGCTGGCATTGCCGATATAGTTTGGCAACGATGCCCATTGAGCATCTGCTACCACACCATCACCACCATGACGCAAGGTCTTGATGACATCGTATGGGTAAACTGCACTAGCGTTTACCTTGTCTGTACCGGCAGTCAAACGAGCCTTGTAGGCTTCGTAAGCTGTCTTGGCGTTCTTGCCAAATGCCTTGTTGTAACGAGCCGAAGCCAGACTTGGCAACTTACCGAATTCGATAGAATCCCAGTCCTTTGCACACATCTTTGTTTCAACAACATTGGTCAATGTAACCAAACTCTTACGGTAGAACTTTGGGCTCATTCCGAAGAAGTTACGGATTTCCACCGCGATTGGTCCTTGACGAGGCATCCACTTGGCACACAGACCATTGCGTTCACGCAGTGCATCACCGATTAAGGTATATGCCATGTGCTTGAACTTTTCAGTCTTGAACACCAGCAAGTCGTCCCAACGGCCGAACTCGCTTACAAAAGGAAGAACTGTTTCCAGGGTTGCTGGATGCAACTTTTCTAGATGTACAAGTACATCACGAAAGAGTTGACGTTCACCTGCGCCACCACGGACATCACGTGACCAGAATGCAATTTTCATTGCTAGGTCCGCGTCTTCCTGGAATGCCTTTTCGAAGTCTGCGGTTACAGACTTACCACGGCTGGCACCAATCTTGTAGAACAGGTCTACAAGGGCATTGCCCGAATGAGCCTTTGCCTTCATACCGTTTTCTGTACGAGCCATTGATGGGCTCTTAAGAACTGCTTCAGCGAATGTAGTCATCTCTTTCTCCTTTCGTTAAAATGACAGGATCGTCTTTGTTTACTTTATGAATGTAATAAGATTGCTGTATCGATCCTAAAAACAAATATGTTTTGTTTCTTTCTAAGCATTAATTATAGCGTACTTTACGCTTCTTGTCAACACTTATTTTAAATTATTTTGTAAATGTTCGATTTCATTTGCGGCTTCTTCCAATAGGTCGGCAATACGATCTCGTGCACCTTCTTGGACGCTTTTACGTCCGGGAATCTGCCTGCGTATTTCGGCTCTTTTTCGCAAACGGAAAACAAGACTCTGTTCTGCTACAGGCAAATGGCTTTCATCTATCATACAGCCTCCACAATGTAATATCCAGAATGTGGATAATTTACTAACAACCATTCCAACATGCCCGGTTCATTGGGCAGTCGGATTGAATCGTATTTGTTTGTGATGTAGGTATTCATATCATCTACCTACTGCAATCAGTCGAATTCGTAATGCGTTCAAACTTGACTGGATAGTCATAAGTTCTGCCAACGCCTTAGTGTAGTGACCATTGGGATGTTTATCATGTCCCAATTTACGATCCACACCCAGAGCCATTTTTACACTGGCAATGGCTGTATCAACTGCTTCAATTCGTGCTTCAAGTTTTTCTAAATCTGTCATTCTTCAACTCCGAAATGTTTCTTAATCTTGTCATGGACCAACCATGTATATTCACATTCTTCTGTGTCAGGTGTGTGATATTTGGCAACATCCATACATTTTTTAACAATCAACTCGGCGAACTTTTTGGGATCAAAGTTGTCATAAACAACACCATCGCCACCAAAGTATGCTCCGGCCTTAACCATCAGTTGATCAATTCGTTCGTTCATTTTAACCCCACTTTAAAATAAAGAACACGGCGTCCTTTTGATTTTTAAAACAGAACTCGAAAGGTCCCGGACTCCAGCGTGGATTGTTATATCCTTCGTTTCTGTGTCCAAACTGTTTCGAGCACCATGCAGTCATTTCGTCCTTGTCTTCCCACCAATCACCACCGGAATAATACACAGTGTATTTCTGAGGAGCAAGTTCTTCTCGAACCCGCAGTTCTAAACTACGGGGTCGTTTAGTAAACCAGTTCATAGGAGTATGCGGATAAAAACTATTAACGTCTAAATCAATCATACACCCACGAACCGGCTAGCTTCGGCGTGCAAACCTGCATCACCACGAGTCATTACAGCTAACATCAAACGCTTTTCTTCTAAGTAAGTCCTAGCGAAAGCAGGATCGTGTGCCATGATGCTACGGCTGTTGGAGATCAAATCAGCCAACTTGATGGTCTGTGCTTCAGCAGGGGCCGCCGCAGTATGCTCACGGTCCATGGCCTTACGATGAGCACGATTGCCATCTTCGGGCTTAGACACGTCAGTCAACCATCCAACCAAAGTAGCAATGTCGATACCGAACGCCATATGGATGTCAGTAAATGTGCAACCAGTGTCTTCCACAACATCATGCAACCAAGCAGCCGCAACCATGTCAGGTGTAGCACCTGGAACACTGGCTACGATCTTGGCAACTTCGGCAGGGTGAACAATGTAGGGCTCACCGGTATACTTACGCTTCTGTCCAACTGCGGCGTGAGCAGCCATGGCATAGACCTGTGCCTTACGCACAATATCCATCCCACTTTGGTCCATTGTAAAATCTTTCATGCTACTCTCCTTGTTAGTAAGTGTATATTATAGCATGGTTTTACCATGCTGTCAACCAGTATGATGACCTTTAATCTTGCCCGTTAATGCGTCTGAAATGGCTCTTTCCATTTCTACAACAATCATTCCTGTAGCATCCATGCCCATATCGCGGCAACGGAAGGCTTCCATTCCACTAGTACCACCGTGTAAGTGTCCGTGAAAATGTAGTGCGCCGCGGTGCATTTGGTCCCATTCTGCGATTGGGTAGTGTAACATAACAATCTTGTGACCGTTATAATTTATATCCAAATAGTGATGAATTTCTTCGAAGCACGAACGGAAGCTAGGATCGTTCAACAACTTGCGGTCGTGGTTACCTTGCACTAGGATCTTACGACCATTACAACGGCGCATATATTCCGTAGCCTTTTGGGCTGGCAGGAACGCAACGTCACCTAAGATGTAAACAAGGTCTTCCGGTTGCACAAATGAGTTCCATTCTGCAACCATTTGCTCGTTCATGTAGTTCACGTCATTGCGAAACCGCGCACGTGACTGTGGGCAGAACTTCATTATGTTCGTGTGCCCAAAATGTAAATCACTGGTTATCCATGTTCTCATTAGTATGTCTCTTTTACAATATCATATAGTTCAGCAGGCCATTTAGTTTTAAATTCTTCAGTCTTGACGTATTCATTATAAGATTTGGCTTCGAAGAAGACCTTCTTGAACACGCTCATATGTTTACCCTTGGGCAGAACTGTGAGGTAGATTGATTTTGCTTTGCCGGCCATTTTATATCCTTTTGCTGTGTAAGCATATATTATAACATCAAAAGAAAGCCCTGTCAAGCAGGGCGGTAATTACCTCAAAGGAAAACAGTTATTGACGAACCAAACTTGTGCAAAACCTTCTTCCTCTGTAGGCATTTGGAATCCTTCAATCATGCTGGCAATCACATGATCTGGAATATCTTTGCCCGGCCGGCTGGCCAATCGACGCATGAGTTCTGTGTACTCGGGTGTCTTAAACACCACAGCAATGTGCTCGTAGTCTGGCAACATGTTGAACTTCCTATTGCGGCTTTTAATCGAAGTAGAAGTTTGATCCCAAATAATATCACGACCTAATTCACGAGCTACAACAACTTCCTTGGCCATAAGATCTACAGCAGTGGGCATAAAATCTGTAAACACTTCGGAGTAAGTTCGGCCCACTTCCTTAGCATAGATTTCAACCCACTTGTCTGTGCTAATACAAGAACAGGTTATTGCCCAATCTTGTTCAGCTACCCAGGTACTTTTGCCTGAACCAGGCACTCCGATCAATTGATAGCATTTCGGCATTAATCTACACTCCTAAAAGTTCGCCAATCGTCAATGTTTGGCTTTTCATCTTCATCATACGTCCAACCCAAAGCCCGCATCATACGATGCTTGACCAATAAGTTTGGACTACGGAATCGTCCGGTATCTTCAAATCCCAGCATGACTCCAACTTCACATACAGCACCACTACGGCAGATGCCTGCATAGCAATGAACAACAACGTTCATTCTGTTAGCCAGTGCATGTTGTAGCAGTCGAACAAGCTCGTTGGCCTGTTCTTGGCTGCACTTCATTGCTTCTTCTAATACTTCGTCCTTGGCTTCTACGTCTAGAAATTCAAAATTGTGAATTTCTTTGAACTTGTGTGCAGGAGTAGGGCGCCAGCTTGCTGGATCAACAATGCTGATCAGCATACTATTCTCACCTGCTTCGTGATGGAACCTCTTTGGGATATCATCAGCGGCAACGTTTTCAATCCATGGCATTCTATTCTCCTACATTTTATATACAATTATAGTATCACTTTACCATTTTGTCAAGCCAGTAAATAATAGTATGTCCAATCAGAAGACTCGCAAACAACAAAAAGCCGACGATCTATTTGAGCTGTTGAACTACTACGAATATCCCACAAAGGGAGAAACATTGGCAGCTCAAAAAGGCCTAATAGTAGGTTGGTTAGCTAGATTAGCGACTACTGATTGGGCAGTTGCAGAAGAACTAAAAGTTAGATTAGAACGGGCTAGGCAGAAGTATTCATCCTCAAAAGATACATAGTAACCTCAGGTCCGTCAACTTTAACAAGATCGCTAGGATACTTGTTACTGCCAGTATACCATTTACTGCTGGCCCTTCCTGCTTCATGAACTTTAACCATTTTGGGATTAAGTTTCTTTACTGTACCTAGTTCTAGGCTGTTATGGCTAGGATAACAAACTGCATCGCCTACTGCTAGTAGTCGTCCTAATTTATCTCTATGTTCGAGTTGAATCTTCGATGACATTTCTTTCTCTTTTCATACCGCCTATACGCGATGCTTTGTTCCAATCGTAGGCAACACCATCTGGACACACTCCGTCCTTGATAGAGTCTACACCAAACATGCCACATACTTCAAAGTCCGAACCTACGATTCTTACAAATTCATTCATACTCTTGGCAACGTTCATTGCTTCTGTTAGAGTAAGAACTTTGAATGTTTCTTCTTTTCCTATTACTTTATACATGTATCAATTATACTTTCTTTCTGTGTGTCAGTCAAGAGAAAACCTCACCGTAGAACTATGTTCCATTGGGCAAGGCCTTGTTATTAGTGATAGTTATTGTTGTGTCAGGAAACCATCAAACCCCGTGAGCGCAGCCCATCCTGTTTTCGCGTCAGCGGAGCCGGAATATGGATACAGGTCCGGCCTATTTGGAGCGGGTACCGAGAATCGAACTCGGATGTATTGCTTGGCAAGCAATCAGGTTACCTTTACATCATACCCGCATGTTTTTATTTATCTACCGATATAACAGGTTCTCATTTTTTGTGCTACCACTACACCAACACCGCTGACCAAGCAGTGCCCAGGATTCGAACCTGGCCCGTCTTTTTTACAGAAAGATTTTAATAAGATTGCTGAAAAGAACCTAAGAGGTCAAACCATTTGTTATATTGTAGATTTTGTCAGTTTATTGTTCTACAACCTCACGACGCGATAACAACTACGTTGCCGCTCTGCTCGATACCACCTCTCCTTGCGGAGCGTCCGGAATAACAAAATAAAACAGGATACCTTTTTCGATGGCGTGTAAGCCATTGCTCTACCATTGAGCGATCTACGCAAAAGCGTGGAGTTGGAATCGAACCAACATGTCATAAATGACGTTGCTGCATGTATCCTAAAAATGGTACCAGCGGAGGGGATCGAACCCTCTCACTGATATTATCTATTGGTACCTCCGGCGGGAGTCGAACCCACATTAACCAATTATCTGTTGCTACGGGATATAAATCCGCTGTTTTACCATTAAACTACAGAGGTACATATTATAAACATTTTAGCAGTAGATGATAAATATGTATATGAACGCATATACTTATTCAATTCAACACCTACCAACTAACAAAATCTATTATGGTGTTCGTAAATCAACAACAATTGATATTGGAACAACATATTTTTCTTCTTCTAAACTTGTAAAGCAAATGCTTCAAGCAGAACCAATCGAAAACTTTAAATTCAAAGTAAGACAAAAGTTTCAATCTTACGAGGAAGCAAGATTACACGAAACAAGAGTTTTATCTCGTATAAAAGCGGTAACTAATCCAATGGTATTAAACCAAGCAGTTTCGTCTCCTCGCTTATGTTCTAAGAACCCCACAGCAGAACTACAACGTAGAGAATCTATTTCTAAAGCAATGAAGCAACTATGGAGTGTTTCGGCATACAAAGATGCTCAATTGTTTAATAAACTATCTTCGGAAGAGCAATCTGCTAGAGGCAAAGCCGGCGCCCTAAAACGAGCTGCAAACTATGCTTCGGGCAAAACTCTACGCAAGCCTAAAAAATCCAAATCTTATAAAGATGTTGTATTAATTAAAGATAGTATGCTTAAAACTGTCAAATCAAATCAAGTACCTGCATACGCTAAGAGCGGATGGAAACGAGTCTGACTTCCAAGTCTCGCTGGCATGTTTGGATGCGGGTGACAGATTCGAACTGCCGATGCACCTGGCTTATGAGACCGGTGTGGTGACCACCCTACCCGCTATATTCTTTGCCACACTACTTATCCTATTATACACCGTGTGCCATGGTGATGTTATATTTATCGTTTGCTAACTACCGCTATATAATAACCGTTGTGCCAATCACTTTGAGGTCCTGCAACACTAGGATGCTGATTATCTAAACGACTCTTTATGTCAATGTCTGCGATTATATTTAATCCCAGCTGTTTAATGGCATTAACTGTTCCAGTTCTTACTTGAGGAAAATTCCAATCATCTACAATTAATGTAAAAATATCATCTAATGCTGGTTGAGCAATAACAATACCGTCAAATTGGTCTTGTTCACTGTGAGGACCGTCAAACATATAGATATTGTATTTTCCGATGTTTTTATAATCTACTTGTCTAAAATCTTTTTCAATAAAAGTAAAATTGACTTTATCCGTTAAATGAGAACCTACATTTGATAAAAATGCATGTTTAGGACCACCAAACTCTGACCAATTATCAATACATGTTGCAGTAACTGTATTACCATAAATTGCAGAACAGGCTGTGCTTCCTGCCCAACTACCTACTTCTAAATATCTTGCATCAGGTGTAGCACCAACTAGATTATTGATAAGATTGCGATATTTTTTACCACTCATGCCCTCCATGAATCTAATGGTATCGGGCAATTTATGATTCATTGCTATTGCATTGAACCAGGCAATTTGCAATCTAGATGTTGGTTCAGTAAGCCAATTGCCATTTAGTACAATTTTACTTTCTTCATAATTTGATAGTTGCATAACAATGTCTTTTATTTTTGGTCGGAACGGTGGGATTCGAACTCACGATCTCCTGCTCCCAAAGCAGGCGCTTTAAGCCAAACTAAGCTACACTCCGAATAAACTGGTACCTGGTGTCAGACTCGAACTGACATCGTTCTCCGTGTAAAGGAGATGCATAACCTCTCTGCGCAACCAGGCAAAAACTTGGAGCGGGGTGCGAGAATCGAACTCGCGACTTGAACTTGGAAGGATCTCGTTTTACCACTAAACTAACCCCGCATACTTTAATTAAACACATTCAACACTTTTCTCAACGGTGGTGTGTAGTCCTTACAACCTAAATTACATCTAGGCTAAATGTATTTAATTAAAGTGTCTAGCTACCTACACCACATAGGCCCTAAACTGAGCGGTTACTCTGTCCACGTATTTCTTCTTCTGGTAAAGGTTAGCGTTCCTCACCCTAGGCAGTTTTCAGGATCCCCCAACAGGGACTGTAAGGTCAGGTCCTAGTGTACCCCCTGTTCTATCGTTTCAGGGACGCTGTTTATATAACGTAAAACAGTAAACCGGGTTCGACAGGTTAATACTAGTTTAGTGACCTAGCAGTCGCCATTGTGTATAGCTGTAATTAACCTAAAACTGGTGCCCCATGACAGAATCGAACTGCCGTAACCTGATTACAAAACAGGTGTAATACCATTATACTAATAGGGCGTGTATATATTTTACTTGTTTTCTCTAGGATTGTCAAGCAATCCTGCATCATATTTTGCCAACGACTCACGGAATTCGTCTTCGTTGAGATTATGCCAACCGCAACAAAATCCAGTAGGACTACGGCCGCAACCGCAGGGCGTTAAAGGATATTCTTTTTTCTCTGTGTTACTCATATTATTCTCTTGATTATTGGTGGAGGATATCGGACTCGAACCGATCACCTACAGCTTGCAAAGCTGCCGCTCTCCCAGATGAGCTAATCCCCCAATTATTTTTCCTGCTTACGCTTTATTTCTTCTTCGACACGTTTGAATGCTTCATCTTCAGCAGCCTTGTCCTCTACTTCTTTTGGGCTAGGTTTGCGAAAGATGGCATCATAGTTGTTGCCAAATTCTTTTAAACTAACACTATATGGTCTTGGACGTGAACCTTTTGACATTTTAACGAACCTTTTTCAAGTACTCTCTACCCACGTAACCTTCTTCAACTTCACGAAGAGCTGTAATAGGTATGCTATTTACTGTACTTACCATCTTTTGGTGACCACGTCGTAATTCGCGAGCGCGAGCACTGGCGATCAGAACAAGATCAAATCTGTTACCAACGTTCTCTACACATTTTTCTGTGTCAAGAGGTTTATTTGTGTACTGACTCTTAATCATTTTATTTCCTTATGTACCAGCAACGTCCGATTACGTTAACTGGACCTATTAATTCTGTTACTGCACGTTCTACATCAGGAAATGGATAGTCGTGTCCCGACAACATTCCCCCGGGTTTTAACTTTGGAGCCCATGCTATAATGTCTGCTCGAACATTATCATAGTCGTGGGCTGCATCGATAAAAATAAAATCTAGGCTAGCGTCTGCATATAGCTCGGCAGCACCTAAACTAGTAGCTCGAATGGGCGCAAAATACCCCTTAACAGGTTCCATATTCTTTAGGAACGTATTATACAAAGAGTTATTTAAAACGTCTTGGTCTTCAAACTTTGCATTGGCTTGGTGCTCTTCGCTACCTTCCCAAGTGTCAACACAATCAAACTTGATCTGTTTATTACCATTGGCTATCATAACAGCCATATGGCTTGAGCTACGTCCTTTCCAAGAACCAATTTCTACAATGTGACAATTGCTAGGCAATTGATCGTAGGCAAAAGTATAGAAACTCATATCATCAAGACCAAACCAACCTTCTACAGTATCTGCATAAGGTGCGATCAGTTTAGGGTCAACATGAATTCCGACATACCTGCCAAATGCACGTAAAAAATCTACAGGCTCTTTGTAAGGATCTGCTTTATGATAAGGCAAGTTCCTACCAAACAAATCTTGTCCAGTATCGACACGAGATTTAATATAACTTAAACTACTGATATTGTCATCAACTAATTCTTGATGTGCAAAGTTAGTAATCTTTTCTTGTACTTTTTCTATGCCACCCCAATAGGTCAAATGCCAGCCAGATTCTCTAACTATGTGCATTTCTCCCCAACGCTTATCTCTAATGATCTGTGGAGTCTGAGATAATGCAATGCCTACTTTTGTAGCCACTGTACCTGCCCAGGGCCTAAACTGTTTTTGATTTAGATTATAGGCAAACATTTCTTGTTCTATAACTACCGCAGCATTGAACTTTAACAGATTCTTAATCTCGTAAAGTGCTCGCTTGCTAGGAATCTCATCAACGTCTCCGATCAAACAAATATCTTCATGATCAAAAAACTTCAAGGCTTCCGAAATATGATTTCTTTGTTTGTTTTCTAACTGCCAATTTGAAGAACCGTAATCAACTGTTTTGGGTCGATCAAACTTCATATTAGTTGTATCACATGTCCAGGGAAAGTACATGATCTTATCTAGATAAGGTTTATATCTAGAAATATTATTTAGAAAATTCAAAGGTTTTGGTTTACCTGTATGAGTAATATTCCCTTCTACAATGACAAAATAGTCTACTTGATCGTAGAGATATTCTAATCGTCCCTCTAGGATGTCTAACTCATTAAAAAACGTGAAACAATCTATAATCATAATTACTCATTTAATTTGGTGCGGAAGGTCGGACTCGAACCGACACGCCTTGCGGCGCCAGAACCTAAATCTGGTGCGTCTACCAATTTCGCCACACCCGCATGTTTTGGCTCCCCAGCGTGGGATGAGGAGTGTTTGGCTGGCAAACCTGGGCTCGAACCAGGGACCGATCGGTTAACAGCCGATTGCTCTACCAACTGAGCTATATGCCAATATTCTTTTCTACTAACAATCTTTTATATTTAATATTCTTTGATCTGTGCGTTGGAGTTTGTGAGTGACAATTTGGACAAAGTATTCTTAAATTTTCAATCTTGTTATTTTTATTGTTTCCATCAATGTGGTCTAGTTCTAAACTTAACGGCTTACCGTTATATTCACTGCCTGTTCCGCATTCTTCGCAAGTGTGATTTCGTTCATGTAGTAATCTTTTACGAACCGATGAATGACTCATTTCTTCGTAAGGTTTACTCCATTCTCGTTTTCTATTTGCTTCTTGTACTCGCCTTTGATGTTCGTCAAAATCATACAACGCCATTTTCTTTTTATGGTGCTCTTTTCTTCCAGCATCATCAAACTGAGACCAAAATGCCAATGTTTTGTTGCGCTTTTTTTCTTTTGATTCTGCTGTAAAAGATCTGCTATTAGCACAACTTCTACAACAGTATTTTCCAGATTTTTCGTGCTCTGTATTACACTTTGGACATATTTTCATTTCGAACCTCCGATGTATTTATTTATACATCTTGAGAGTTCAAATTAATTATTGGCGGAGCATGTAGGAATCGAACCTACTCGCCCATTTCTGAACGACAGTTTAGCAAACTGCTGCCTTAACCGGTCGGCCAATGCTCCTCTAAATTTGGCGGTCTCAACGAGAATCGAACTCGTCCCTACGGCGTGACAGGCCATTATACTAACCGATATACTATGAGACCGAATCTTTATACAACTACACACGCACAGGGATCGAACCTGCCTACCTCGGACAATGCCAAGGCTGTAATCCGCTACATCAGCGTGGCCCACGCCTTTGTGTGTATGTGTATAAAGACTTGCTTTATACATTAAAATTTTTAAAGAACAAATTGACTATCGGTCCTATGCTCGTGGATTATAGTCGTTACCACGTATTTCCAAGGATAGCAGAAGTGTTTTCTTTACAGCGAACAACTTTTCTGACGTTAATTTCTTAACATGTGTTTATTATAGCAAACTTTTGCTACCTTGTCAACATCTTTTTAAGATATTTTTGGACCCGCTACCAAGAATCGAACTTGGATCTAGACGTTAGGAGTGTCCTATTCTATCCATTGAACTATAGCGAGATTTTTTGATACATACAGTCGTAGCCATTATGATCAAGACCAGGTCCTACAAAATAATATTTAGAATCTAATAGTAATCTTGCCACGTCAACTTTTTTATCACCTAGATGAATCTTTTCAAAAGATAGTAAATTACAGTTTATATTTTTCCAATCAGTATCTAGGATAATGTCGGCATCGATACCTTCTATATCTAGTGCTAATAATTCAATATTATCTTCTTCGATCGTCTGATGTATTAATTCTTGCAAAGTTACACAGTTTACAATAACACTGTTTAGTTTTTCTCCAGGATAATGTTTAGTTACGTGCTCTGGATCCATACTAAACACTTGATAATGAGGGGCATCCTTATCGGTATAATAAAACTTAATAGATCTTTCATTACTATAAGTAGGACAAATTCCTATATTATAAATTTCTGCTTGCGGATAATCTTCCCAGCACTTTTTTAAATTAGGAATATTAATAGGATTAGGCTCAACTAGTATTATTTTATTAATGGCATTTTTGTCTAATCTTTTTACATACTCTGTAAAACCATCTCTGTTATCCATACGAGGATCTAAGTCTCCGGCTCCCGCACCTATTTGGATAAAATTCAATTTTCTAAGGTTGTTTAAATATCTATCAAAACAATTTAGAAAATTTTCTGGAAACTCTCTAGGAGTTACTCTTACCATAGGAAATTGTCTACCGTAAAGCTCTTTTCCATTCTGGACACGCTGTTCGATATAACTAGGATCAGTAAATGCTTCGTTGTTATATTCTTGGTGGGCAAAATTCATTATCTTATTTCGTATAGCATCCACATTACCGAAGTAGGTTAGATGCCATCCACCTTTTTTAATCAACACATTTCCATTCTTAGTATCTCTTAGCTGTTGAGGACTAGCATGATTTAAAATCTGTTTCTTAACCACTACAGTTGCGGGCCAAGGTTCAACTAGACACTGACCAAGATTGTAATAGAACTGACGAGTTTCTAAAGAAACTGCCAGTCTTTGTTCCAACATTCTTATTGCTCTCGGTATTGCGTCCCTATTTGGAATTTCGTCAAGGTCGCTGATCATAACAACAGCGGTGTTTGGTACATCTTTTAGACCATTTAAGATAGCATTACGTTGACAATTCTCTACTTGCCAACTGGCATTGCTAAATCCTTTGGCCTGATCATGTGCCCAGTCATATTTGTTAGCATCGATGTGTACAGGAATATAGATAATCTTATCCAAGTACCTGTTATATCTTTCTTTATTTTCAGCAAAGTACATAGGCTTAGGATTACCGCTATGAGTAATGGTAGATTCTACCAGAACAAACTTGTCTACTTTGTCGTAAAGGTACTCTAGCCGGCACTCTAGCATGTCTAGTTCGTTGTAAAATGTAAAGCAATCTATAATCATATTTCTATTTACATTCTAAGTATGGTAGTTCCTACAAGGTTTGAACTTGTGACCTTCACCGTGTCGAGGTGTTGCTCTACCAACTGAGCTAAGGAACTATATTTGGTGCCGCTGGAAGGATTCGAACCTCCATCACTTCCTTCGAATGGAATTTTAAATTGCTGAACGTACTCTTGCAGAGTCACTTTTATAAGTGTCCTAACCATTAGACGACAGCGGCATTGACTTGGTACCCTTGGTCGGATTCGAACCGACACTGTATGACTTCTAAGGCCACTGCCTGCTACCAATTGGGCTACAAGGGCATAAATTGTTTGGTGCGGTGAACGGGATTCGAACCCGTACTGTACAGATTTTAAGTCTGTTGCCTCCTACCTATTGCGCTACCACCGCATTTAATTTGGTGCCTTTGACTGGACTCGAACCAGCACGCCTTTCGGCACAGCGACCTCAACGCTGCGGGTCTACCAATTCCCCCACAAAGGCAATATATGGTACCCCCTGTCGGATTCGAACCGACACGATTCTCCTTTTGAGAGAGACGCCTCATACCAATTGGGCTAAAGGGGCATAAACTTCTTAGGGGTGACCATCGGGGCTCGAACCCGAACTACCAGAGTCACAGTCTAGGTTGCTACCATTACAACATGGCCACACCTAAGAAGTTTAATTGTTTGGTAGTTGAGGTGGGACTCGAACCCACGATAAACACCGTATGAAGGTGGCGCATTAGCCGCTATGCTACTCAACTATTGATTTGGTGCCGCCACCTGGACTCGAACCAGGGACCTACGCCTTATCAAGGCGGTGCTCTACCAACTGAGCTATAGAGGCAATTAACGTTTGAACAAGCTAGGACGAATTGATTCATAGATCAATCGTTCTCGTTCATGTCTTGAAACTGCATCATCTTTAAGAATCGATTTCATAGTAGTCGACCCTTTGTGATAGTGCAGCATATTGACAATAAAATATACAGGAATATGATTAAGACTAAATCTTTCAAAGATAAAAATGTCTCCAAATCCCACATCTAATCCATCTGGAATAGCTTGCCAATTCTGCTTATGTGTAAACATAAGTTCTCCGAATCCATAGCAGACCTGTCCTTGAAATTGTTCAAATTCAATTTCGCCCGTAGTCAATGGAGTTTGTCCTTCTTCTACCAGTCCAGAATTGTTGCCTACTACTCCTATTTGAGGAGTAACGAATTCGTTCGCTTTATAAAGTAGACGAAGATCAAAAATTAAATCATCGTTTAAGAAACAAAGTATGTCATGTTTAGCAACTTGTGCACCTATATTCCATGCAGGATTAACAAAAATGTTACGACCAAAGTCAAAAACTTTTACTTTTGGATGTAGCAATACAGGATGATCCGGTGTGCTACTGTTGTCGTTATTGATAATAATCAATTCTCCGACTATGTCTAGTTTAACTAATTGGCTAGCGAAGTCTGCGAAGGGCGCAAATCTCCACATGGTAGGTACGATAATACTGATCATTCTTATACTTATACTTAATGTTGGCGTCCCATAGCGGATTCGAACCGCTGTAAATACCGTGAAAGGGTACTATCCTAGGCCTCTAGATGAATGGGACATTGTTTGGTGGATGGGGTTGGACTTGAACCAACAATGCACTAGGGCGGAAGATTTACAGTCTCCTGGGGTTACCAATTTTCCTACACATCCATTAATTGAATCCTCTACACTATATGCCTAACTCAACAGCTTTACTCGAGTTTACTGTTTATTGTTTTGGTTACATAACGTATGATCAAACCTCTGTGCTTGCAGAAGATTCAATTAATGGTGCGCGGGGCGGGATTCGAACCCGCAAGGCTTGCGCCGTCAGATTTTAAGTCTGATGTGTAGACCGTTCCACCACCCGCGCATTTAATTTCTTTGCTCTTTCGTAGTTTCCGCCTTTTGCGGCTAAACCTACTTCTTGTAACGCTTGTCTTATTGTAGCATTATTTTTCAATGCTGTCAATAGTTCTTCGTCACTTACCTTAAGTTTTCCGGTATTTTTATTTCTACCTTTGTATGTATCAGTTTGGCTATGACAGTTAGGGCATAGATACCGTAAATTCTCAATTCTATTATCACGGTTGTCACCGTTTATATGATCTAAATCGAGAACAATAGTTTCTCCGCACCAACTGTCAATACCACATTTGACACATTTATATTCTAATAAGTTGTCTTTAACTATTCGTTGTTTGACTAACTCATTTGAGTACAAACTATCACTGGTAAAAATTGTTTCATTAGTAGTCAATGATTTTCCTTTGCTCCAGGCACTAGCCGGATTATAGGTATAACCTTTACGACCTTCAGCATATGCTTTTTTAAGCCCGTTACTATTAACAGACTTTAAAATTTCGCATCCTGCTGGTCGCTTACTACAACAATTTTTTCCATTTTTAAGTAGAAAACTTGCTTCTTTCCCGCATCCATAATCACATAACATGATATTCTCCTGTTACTTTTATTTATACGGTAGAGGCAAGTTTTAACTTAAAATTAAATATTTTTAAAGAACATCGTTAATTACTTAACATAAGCTATATTATAGCGCCTTTTACTATCTATGTCAATAGATTTTTAAAAATATTTTGGCACCCCGTCAAGGATTCGAACCTCAGAATGCTGGAATCAAAATCCAGTGCCTTAGACCAACTTGGCGAACAGGGTATAAATCTGGCACCCCCACCTGGAATCGAACCAGGGCTAACGAGTTCAAAGCCCGTTGTGCTACCATTACACTATAGAGGAACATAATAAAACAGGATGCTTATTTTTCAATTAACAGTTGAATTTTTGAATTTGCTGAACGCATCCTAAAACTGGCATCCCCCCAAGGACTCGAACCTTGACTGACGGTTTTGGAGACCGCGGTGCTGCCATTACACCAGAGAGATATATAAAACAGGATCAACTTTTTAGTTTCTGGATAAAAGAAAGTTTATTAAGTTTGCTGAACTGATCCTAAAATCTTAGCGAGAGTAATTCTCTTGCTTTTGTTGTACTCGTGCTTGATCTGCCATAATACTCTGTATATGGTCTATCGCACGATAATAGTAACTGATAAGACACATGGCCAAATATCGTTGTACCATAGGACTGCCTTGGAATATGTCTCGTCTGTTTAGATTGTCAATGTACCAAATACATTCGTCTTCTGACAAAAATAATGGAATATTGGTCCAACCGTGGAAACCAAAACTGTAAGGCAGTCCTGTTAGTAATTCTGTGCACCATTTAAGACTAACATCCATAGGTGCGAATTTAATTTTATACTCATCTTCTAACAGACGTCTAAACTTGATAGAAATAGTTGCATCCTCACAGCGTTCAAAGTTCTTATCACTGAGCGTTGTATCAATACGAGGATCTTGCAATGCCTTTAATAGTTTCTTACTACGCAGTGTAAATCCGCCTCCTCCGTTGTACCACGTATTTGGGGCACAGTCGTAAAGGTCATGTGATTTTAAACTGTTTGCCAACGGTGTCCAATCTTTAAAAGTAGGACTACCAATGTAGTCATATTCTAAAAACTCGTCACTCCAGTACTGCCGATTAACACAGAATCCGTCATAATGAATGTTTATAATATGATCCGTGTTAATATGATCAGCAATGTGTTTTAACAGAAAAATGTTATAAGCATCGTAGTTCCACGGAATGGGTTTTCCGTCGGATCCGGCAAATTGAATAACATCATCAATGTTCTGGTAACTATGATGATATTGTACACCTGTTAAAGGTGCATCTGCCATAATGAATGAGTCGTCAAAATTAAAAGTTTCACAACTCTTATTGATGCTGAACTCAACCAAAGGCCTATTGATATTGCTTATACTGACTAGCGTTATACTCATGGTCTGATATGTACATTGTAACTTTGGCGCCTCTGGTAGGATTCGAACCTACATAACCTGGTTTAGAAGACCGAGCACTGCTCCATCAGCAGAGGCATTATTTGGAGCACAGGGTCGGATTTGAACCGACGGTCTTACGGATTTGCAATCCGTTGCATTGGGCCGCTCTGCCACCTGTGCACTATCTTTCGTATTTAGAAAATACATCTACGAGTCCTTGTGGCAATCCTGTTATAGGAATAGATCTTGTAAAGCCTTCGTGTACAAGTTCTATAGGTTCTAACGGATGTAGCCCCAATTCTATTCGGCGCTGTATTAAGTTTGTATCGGTATACTCGGGTGTGTTCTTTTCTTGATGTGCAAAGTTCTCTAACTTTGTACGTATTTGGTCAACATCACCCCAATATGTCAAATGCCACCCACCATTATCAATGTGAGGCATTTCAAAAAATCTACTGTCTCTGCAATGCTGTGCAGATACTGCTTTAACTACGCCGCATTTGGCAGCAACAGTTCCGTACCATGTACCAATTTGTTCTCTAGTAAGATTATAAACTAATACCTTTTGATTAAGGCTAACAGCCGGAGCAGTGTTTAATGCGGCAACTGTTTGACTTAATGAATCTCTATTTGGAATCTCATCAATATCACCTACTAGAGCAATTGCTTCATTGTGAAATAATTTTAATGCGTGTCCAATATGATTACGCTGAGTATATTCTACTTGCCACTCTGCGTCATCAGTAGTGAATTCTCTTTTAGATCCGGTGGACCAAACATAGTCTTCTCTACGAATGTCTACAGGAAAATACAGTATCTTATCTGCATAAGGTCTGTACCTACTGATATTGTCAACATAGTTGTAAGGCTTGGGCTTACCACTAAAGGATAAGTTTGCTTCAACTATAACAAAGTAATCGACATGATTGTAAAGGTACTCTAGTCTACCTTCTAACATATCATATTCATTGAAGAATGTAAAACAGTCGATTATCATTGCAGAATATTTATTTGTTACGTTGGCAGTGAGTGAGGGATTCGAACCCTCGGACCTGGTTTTTGCCAAGTCTCTTTCTTAGCAGGAAAGTGATTTAAGCCTCTCATCCAACTCACTATCTATAATACCATATAGAAACACACTAGTGAAATCGCACTACCCTAGTTTCACGCTAGGTTCCCAGTAGCTACAGAGGCATTGTCCTCCTGCGAATAATGTGTTTTTATATGGTAGGGGTGTTCGGGAACGATCCGAATTTTACCGGTTAAAAGCCGGTTACTTCACCTTAAAGTTTCACCCCCATATGGTCCACGCTCTGAGAATCGAACTCAGTTCCTCCGGTTAAGAGCCGGTTACTTCGCCACTAAAGTTTAGCGTGGATGAATCGTAAAGAATTGTCTTTTACGTGCCATCCAGGACCATACGGGGGTCAAAGATGACACTATCGTTTACCTGAACGTTTCATGTCATTACCTCTTTTGTGTTTAAGTTAATATTATACAACCTTTTACAGTAGTTGTCAACTGTTTTTTGGTGGACCGACAGGGACTCGAACCCTGATTAACGACGTGCAAAGCCGCTGTAATTCCCCCTATACTACCAGCCCATATTAAAACAAACTCCAACCTAACTAGTGGCCACTAGTTAGTTCTGTAACCCTTCAGTCCCCATGGAACTATCTCCAGCCCGCTTGTTGCCAAGTGGTCTCATCCGGCGGTACGAATTTGTTTTAATATGGCTCCGTATCTGGGACTCGAACCCAGCTAGTCATTGATTAACAGTCAAGTCCGTGCACCTGGCTCGGATTCTACGGAATAGAAATTGGTCACGATTTTTTTTATTTTAACTTAGGCTAACGACGACTCCCTAAGATTAGTTGCAACACATTTTTGGTCTCCATACTAGGATTCGAACCTAGACCTTACCGCCCCAAACGGCAAGTGCAACCAGATAACACTTTACGGAGATAAACTTGGCGCCGCCGACGGGAATCGAACCCGCCTAAATCTGATAGACAATCAGGTGCCCTACCCAGAGGACTACAACGGCATGTTGAATTTGTAAGTAGTTGCGTCTCTCTCATCGCAACCATTTTCCCTTGTAATAAAGCCGGCAGGGTCAAGATACGTTACTTGGGATTCATCCAGCCGACACCCATGTGCCTGTGTAGAGGACTCGAACCTCCAGCCTTTTACTACATCAGTCCTTCGAAGAAACCTTTGTAGCGTGATTTCTCTTGCTAACACTTACAAAACTTGGTGCTCCAGGCTGGTATCGATCCAGCGTTTCTACATTACCAATGTAGTGTACTACCTTTGTACTACAAGAGCATATTGGTGCGCCCGGATGGAATCGAACCACCATTACTAAGTTCGTAGCCTAGAGTATTCTCCATTATACTACGAGCGCAAATTATTTGGTGCTGCCTATAGGAATTGAACCTATGTTCTCTTTCGAGCCGCCTTATCAAGACGGTGCCTAACCATTCGGCCAAAGCAGCATTAAATTGTTGGCAGAAGATTGAGGAATCGAACCCCAACCGCTAGGCAGTCGTTCTGCTTTCGAAACAGTCCTAGTCCCAGACTAGATAATCTTCCAATTTGGTGGAGTGTAGCAGAGTCGAACTGCTGACCAGGCTTTGTGGCCTGCTGTTAGCCATTTACACAGTCACACCCCATGTATGGTAGCGAGTGAGAGATTCGAACTCTCGTGCCCCTTACGGAACCATCACCTTTCCAAGATGCGCCAATAGACCACTCTGGCAACTCGCTATGTAGGTTTCCGAGAGACCTGCTATCTTTCTTAAGGACTCACAGGCTTGTCTCGATCAAGAGAGTTTAAGCAACCTGGCACAATTCTACTGGTGTGTCATGCTCAAGAAATAGGGCACTAGAATACCAGGGACTCATCTCGTCGTCTATCTCAGAAACTTGGCGGAAGCGGTGAGATTCGAACTCACGGGCCCCTTTCGGGGCCGGCAGTTTTCAAGACTGCTGCAATAAGCCGGGCTCTGCCACGCTTCCATAATTGGCGCCGCCGACGGGAATCGAACCCGCCTAAATCTGATAGACAATCAGGTGCCCTACCCAGAGGACTACAACGGCATATTGAATCATGAGCTTGTAGACTAAACTACAATTTACCGGTTTCTAGACGAACTCATAAACTTGGTACTCCGAACGGGTTTCGATCCCGCTTCTCCAACTTGAAAGGCTGGCGTCCTAGCCACTAGACGACCGGAGTATAAAAATAACAGGATAGCTTTTGTCGCTAGACAACCAAAAAGTTTAGCTTTGTGTTTGCTGTAACTATCCTAAAACTTGGTACCACAAACTGGACTCGAACCAGTAACACACGAATTTTCAATCCGCTGCTCTACCATTGGAGCTACTGTGGCATTTGATATGGTGGAGCCTGAAGGAATCGAACCTCTTGCCAGCCACCCCACTTGACAATGGCTACCGGGTTACAGCCGGCAATGGGGAACAAGCTCCAATTAACATTTAACACTCTCTTTCGAAAGTGCTTATTAAAGTAAACTGTCTAGCTATGCTTCGTCACTTGATTCAGAGTCAAGCCGTGCGCCAGTTTACTTTAATAACTAGTATTTTTTTATCTACAAGAAGATAAGCCATCCACTAGTCCGCCCGTTTACAGCGTGTTTAGAGTGCGCTGTCAGGACCTCGTTTCCTGTGTATTCACACTTTGCGGTCTACAATCGCTCTTGAGCAATCTCGCGCTTTCTACTTGCTTCGTAATACTGTCTAGCACGAGCCATCTTGTCTTCGAGCAGTTTTTTAAGTTGCTCTGAACTAAGCGTATGCTTTCTTGTAAACTCAGCTTGTTTCTTCAAATCTATCATTCTTCCTTGCGGAAAACAAAAACCCCAGGGTTTTTAATCCTGGGGTCCTTTGGAGTTGTTGTGTACTTTTGTGTTACACTACGGTCTCCTGGGACCCCGAGTAAATCTCTGGTGTGCGATCATATGACAGACTTCCGCACTCGATCGATAACCAATTGGAGGCGTTAAAGCCTGCCTGTTTGGGCATCGTATCAAATTGTTGATGTCTATTAAACGATTGCATTTTGTTTTCTCTTTAAAAACTTGTTTTACATAAACAGCACCATTGCTGCCTATGTGTTAATTATACAGTTATTTAGCATCCTTGTCAACCTCTTTTTATTCTTTTGAACAAAAAGTTTTTAACAACTTCTCTTCCTAACTAGTCTCTATTGTACAGTTATTTAGTTCTCTTGTCAACCCTTATTTGCAAACTTGAGCAAATTGTAGGGTCTTTCTTTACATCACTATCTAACCATACAGCTAGTGTACTTGAACTATTTATATTTGTCAACAATTATTGTTGTAATTTTGCCACAAATTGATCAAAAAGTTTTTAGTACTTTTTACTAGTCTATAAATACCTCATATGATTAAACTAATATGGCAAGTAGATCGACACGTTGATTGGAGTCGAGACTGGATTGAATACATTTTTAAAAAGGTACCTCACCAAACAGTTGAGGACCATGCTCTGCAACTAGAAGAAGATAGATCTATCATTGTCTATAACAGCACAGTTGATAACCTAGCCTATCTCAAACGGCTGCACAGTCAAGGAAAAAAGTTTGTGTTAGTACATTTGTCCGATGAATGGCTAGTGGACAGTACAGAAGCTTACCAGTATGCGGATCTAGTGTTGAGAACCTATTACAAAGATTGCGGTCCCAATGTAATCAACTTCAGCACAGGTTGGATGAAGGACAGTCCTACTGACATTCCAGACCGTACAGTGTTTGAACGCGAATTCAACTGGAGCTTCTTTGGACACATTGAAGGCAAGCCTACTCGTAAGCATATGGCAGATGCCATGCTGTCTGTGCCTATGGGTGTTTACTACTATATTCCCAGTCATATTTCCTTTGCTATTACCAGCATAGAAATGGCTGAATACTATAGTAAAAGCATCTTTGTGCCTTGCAGCCGAGGAAATATGAGTTTTGACACACTAAGAGTCAACGAAGCTCTACAGGTAGGAGCACTGCCTATAGTAGAGGCTAGCGATTATTGGTCACAATTGTATGGTCCTGACCATCCGTTACTTATGATCGAGAATTGGGACCAGGCACCCGACATGATTAACAAGTTATTGCAGGACAAACTTGCCCTAGAAAAGCGCAGATTTGATACGTTAATTTGGTGGCAAAACTACAAACAGAACCTAATTAATCGTATTGCAAACGAATTGATTAAATTTTCTCAATAACACAGGTCATACTGTCAGTGGCGCTGAATAGATCAACACCACAACTACAAAGAAGTTGACTGTAATCGAAGTCAGTGCTGCCGCAATTATGGCAGCTTAGGGGCAACTGTGTACGTCTAAAAAAGCTAACTCGCTTTAGACTTCCAACAATATTGGCTGCATCTGGTGCAGTCATATAGTTATTTTTGGTAATTTTATCAAAGTTAAACGGTAGCCCTGTACGCAGGCAATGGTCTATGGCCATCAAAGCGCTCATTGCTGTGCCTTTGTCATGCCCAAGATTAGTATGAATGTCTTCTAGAATATAGACGCCACCTGATTCTAAGTTATTCCACCCGATTACTAGACTTGTAACTTGGTGTTCTGGTATATGACTACCATCATCAATGATGAGATCAAAGGAATTGTTTCCAAAAAAAGTATCAACATCAGCTGCCTGAGACTGATCCATTTGAATATAACTTACCCTAGTATCTTGAGGCCAGGTGTCCTGTACAGGTAAAATATCTCCTGCCAGTACTTTGCTATTAGGGAATCTCTCCATCAGCCAACGAACACTGTTTCCTTTAAAAACACCGATCTCAGCAATGCTTTTGAAATCTCTATCTTTAAAGAATTGTTCGTAAAAAGGAATATATCCGTGCCAGAAGAATTTATCGCTTTGTGTTATAAGTTGACTATATTGCATATTAACCCATTCTTGATGCTACTAGATCTTCTATTTGATCTGTTAGCTGTAATTTTCTTTCTTCCCACCATTGTTTACAGGTTAATCTAACCATTTCTAAACGTGCTGGATCATTGGCTAGGTCAGCAATGATATTTGGCACCTCCTGCCAATTGCCAATTTGTATCAAAGGGGGATTAGGACCGTGCATTTTTGCCCAATAGTCACTACGTTCTACAATAGGGATGCAGCCGGCTTCTAGTGCTTCTGTCACTCTAAAGTTATCCATGCTGATTGCGCCTCTAGGGCAAGGCACAAACACGCTGTCTCGATACATGCGACTCATATCAACTACACTCATCCTAGGTCCGGTATGATGAACAACATACAAGTTCCCATTAGGGACAGTTCGCATGGCACCCGCCATGACGTTTCTGTTTTGGTCCCAGCGTTCCCCTACGTAACTCCAAAGATATTTTCTTTCTCTAGAATTGAGATTATTTGTGAGGTCCGTAAAGTTGTCATTATAGCCCAAGGGAATGTTCAAGACTTTTTCTGGCAGACCTTCTCTATAGTAATTACGTAGAACAAATTTTGCATGTCGATAGCTGTCAATATTATCTCTAGTGCTTTCGTCTGTTAAATGTATGATACCAAATTTAAGACCACGATCATGCAGGTCTTGACAATACTGGTTATGGTGCGGAGCCCAGCAGATACTTTCAACAATTATACTGTTGTCTATAAACTGTGAGCGATCTAAATTTTCTATAGTCTTGTGAGGAATATTTCGAAAAAGGTATTCTATCCAAGTGCTTTCCCAACTGGCAGATCTAGCTCTATTCCATACAATGGTTAATTCGTTCATAATTTTAATGAGGGGTTAGTTAGTAGTTGTTCTATTGTATAGAGAGTTTCCATATACTTAGACGGACGATCTAGCACACTAATTTCTAAATCGCCCGTCCTGCGAGGAAATTCATTAACTTTAAAGTCAACAAGATTTGCTTGTTTGTAAGTATTGATGATTTCTCGCACTGTCCATCCAGTGCCATGTCCTAAGTTTTCTACACTGTTTGACGGTGAGTCTATTGCTTTTATGATAGCACTGCATATTTCGTTAACATGCACATAATCTCTAACACAGGTGCCATCTTTGGTACAATAATCTGTACCATATAAGTTAAACACCCCTGTCGACTCTGCTTTGATTAAATTGTAAAAAAGACCATCTGTGTTTGTAGGTGCAGGACCATCACTGCCCAGTACGTTATAAAATCTAAAAATTGTGTAGTCTATGCTATTTCTGTTACAGATGCTGCTGACTAGATCTTCAGCTGCTCGTTTACTGAGTGCATAAGGACTGTTGCAGTGTTCGGCAGCACCAGTACTGGCAAATATAAAATTCTTAAAGTTAATTTGGTTAAGAATGTTGAGAGTGCCTGTTATGTTTGTTTTGTAATATTCTTCGGGGTGTTTAACAGATTCATTTACTCTAACCAACGCGGCAAGATGTATCACAGTATGATACTCTTTCTTAATCTTAGGCAACGACCTAATGTCAATAGGATTAGCTGAATCTAAAATATCTAAGGTATCAATGTTATAATCAACAGAAGTTAGATACTTGATAAGATGTTGTCCTATGTATCCAGCAGCTCCTGTGATTAATATGTTCATGGCTTTCTGTAGGCCCAGCTGACATTGTCGATAATTTCCGCATCAGGTAGTAGTTCGTCAACAGCATCGACTACGCCTTGCCATGTGTGATGATAATCATCTCCTGCAAGGATGCCGCCGCTTTTGACTTTTGGCAACCAAGCTTCTATATCTGCTGCTACGTCGTTGTATGTATGACTTGCATCCAACAATACAAAGCTAAGACTGTCGTCCGGGTACTGGGCAGCAGCTTCTAAGCTGGTCGTTCGCAAGGGTGTATAATAGTCTTTGACAGGTTCCATGTTGGTTAAGAATTCTTGGTATAGATTATCATTCTTTACACTGTCGTCATCTTTGTGTTCTTCACTACCTTGCCAAGTATCTACTACATCAAACTTGATCTTCTTGCCGCTATTGGCAATATTTACAGCCATGTAAGCAGCACTACGTCCTTTCCAAGCGCCTACTTCGACAAAGTGATCTCCGTCTTCTCCGTCCTCTATTACATAATTGTAAATGCTGATGAAGTTAAACCATCCGTGTATGTTTTGAAAAAAGTGTTCCATTTTTATTCTTTCGGTAAGTATTCTCTGGCAGATTCAGTTCCGCCGGTTGTGATATAATCTGCGTATTTAATGGTGTCTGCTATCAATGTCGCAGGAAAGTAGTCATCTAATTTTACCTTGATAAAAGGTAAAGGATTTAGTGGGTTAAAGCCCACGCCCTTGTTCATCATGTCTTCCACATTAATTTGATCCAGAACATCCTGTCTGTTCAATTCGCTGTGAGCAAAACTACGTATCTTGTCTCGGACCCAGTCTGTATTGCCTAGATAGGTAAAATGCCATCCAGCATGTTCGCAGACTTGTGTACGACCGTCGTCAAATCCGTAACTGAGTCCCTGTAAGCCAAAGCGCCTATTCCTAAAACTTTCTGGGTTAGGAACTAGATATTTTTTACGACTGCCCACGGTCCAAACGTGATAAGTTTCTTTATCCTTTAGAAGCATATAGTTTAGCCGGAAATTAAAATAGGGCATTCTAAATCCTACCAGGTCCCTAGGATCTGTTCTTAGAGAGTCTACCGTAGCTGCTCGCAGTATTTCGTCTACGTCTCCTACAATGATAAAATCGTCATCAGCAGCACTAACCAAACCGCGCATGATACTGTTTCTCTGGTGGTGTTCATTGTGCCAAGCATTACCGTCATTAGGCATGTCTTCGACCACGACATGTATAATTTGATTGTGCCACTTGCTGTATCGGTCCCAGTTGTTCTTTAAGTGCAGAGATTTGGGAGATCCTTGGAAAGTGTGGTTTGCTTCTACAACAACAAAATAATCAACACTGCTAGACATTTCTTCTAGCCTAAGTTCCAGCAGGTCTAGTTCGTTATTAAAAGTAAAACAATCGTATATCTTCATTGATCTGCCTTTTCGAGTATTTTTATTGTCTGCATAACAAGATCGTCAAATCCTCTCTCCATAAGCATCTGTATCCACACTCGAGTTTTACTAGCATCTTTCCATGTGTAGGGCTGTATGTGATTCATTATGAATTCAACATCTTTCTTGTTCATGAATTTAGCAGCGTTCCATAGACCATGGAATCCAAAGCTAGCTCCTTGAAAGTAATTTTCCGTACTAAACTTGGTAGCAGTTTCTTTGGATGCATATTGAATACTATATTTTTCTTCTAAGTAAGGCCTAAACTCTACACAGATAGCGGTGTCTTCGTTTTGTCCACTTTCACCGCCTAACTGTATTGCATTGTCTCTACAGGCATCGATAAGTTTGCGACTGCGTAGACTAAATCCACCATTGCCCATATTTCTACCCTTAATGGGCCACGGCCATACTGCACCGATGTAATCATATTGTAGCCAGGCATCGTCCCAAAGGTCTCCCCTTATGGCCATTCCGTCATATTGAATGATCAGCACATGATCAGTTTCCACATGGCTCCATAGTTGTTTAAGCACAATACTACTGTAGTCATATAGATTGATTTCTTTTCTCAGAGGTACATGTTTGGCACCATCTATAATGGAACGATCACTGTAGGTAATAATTTCTCTACAGTCAATGTTCTCTAGAGTCTTTTCAATAGCAAACTTGGCCAGAGCATGATTTCTGTTGTCTGCTATAAAAAGTGTGATATTTTTACTCACCGAGCCTCCACAATTCTGGAACACTGTTCCATAAAGCATCAAAATCAATATAAGGATCTTTGCCGCTAGGATCCATAATGTGCAGTGCTAGACTGGGAATTGGACTGAACAACATGACATCATCCTTACGCCATACCAGATTGATACTTTTGTCTTCAACCCAATCAGCGCCCTGTTCAGTAAGTGTTACAACATCTTGAAAATGCTTTTTATACTTGTTGTAGATATCTTTACTGGCAAGGCAAGTATAGGTAGTATGCTCAACTGTTCTATAATGCCTATAAGGTCCTAATAGGATAAAACTCTTATAGAGATTCATGTTATAGCGCCATATGTCATCATGTGGATTAATGGCTACCATTTGCTCTGTGTTGGCTTCAAACTGATCTACGCTGTCTATAAGATCCTGTATTGCAGTTGGAAAATGTAGATAATCATCTTCTACATGGTACCAAAGATCTGTACAGTGAGTTTCTACAATATTGTAGACCTCCTTCATAGTAAATGCGTTGCCGCTACCATTTTGCACAGGGACAAAAGTTGCAGGAAATTTACACTGACTAACAATTTTAATCAAATCACTGGCACATTCGTCTGGGCTAGCATCGTCTAGAACAAACAGCTCTATTTGATGACCTTTTACCCGATTGATACTGTCTATAAGACTGCTAACACAGACATTGATAATTTCTGGCTTGGTTTTGTCTAAGTATCTTGTACCGTGTTGTGCAAACACCCTTCCGCAGGTTCTTAGAATTACGGTTAATTTTCGGCTCATTGTTATTTTTATATTGGTCCGGCGTCCAGGAATCGAACCTGGAATAAGAGCTTAGAAGGCTCCTGGTATATCCATTTACCTAACGCCAGATAGTTTATTATATACTAAGTTTATTTAACCGTCAAGAGTTATCTACCAATATTTCGATAGTTATATTACTCAGTAAATATAGCTGTATTGGGAGCAAACTATGGATTTTTTAAAATTAGTAGCAGAATTAGGTTTTCCTATAGCTGGTGCAATGGCTGCTGGCTACTTTGTTTTCCTTACACTGAAGTTCATTTTGGCAGGTGTTACTAGTAGTGTCAACGGAATGGGCGGAATTATTAAAGGATTAGATAGTCGAGTTGATACTATGACTAATCAACTGCAACGTATTGATGTTAAGGTAAGTCACGCCCTAGGGTTACAACCCGACTATGATCGAATCAGCAGAGCAGAGCAAGTAGACCAAAGGAAAGACTAATGAATGCAATTAAGCGACTACAGACTGAACTGGCAAAAGATTTAGTAATTTTTGAACAGAGCGAATTAAGCGAAGAACAGTTAGAAATGATTGAAAAGGCTTATCAACAGGTCTATCTTATTCTTAACACAGTGGAAAATGCCCGATGAAATATATAGACTATGATCTAGATCTTTCTAAAGAAAGAATACTGCTTGACCGAGAAATAACTCTTAAAAAACTCGAATGGAACAAAGGTGACTACTTTGAAGTTAAAGAAAAAGACGGGCAAGTTGAATTAGTTCGGGTTGATCCGTTAATAAAATTTATAAAAGGATACAAATAATGGATCCGGTAGAATTAGTAAACAAGTACGGTTTCCCTATTGTTGCTGCCGGCGGCATGGGCTATTTCATCTACTACGTGTGGACCTGGGTTACTACAGAGATTAAACCTGTCATAGGACAGGCTAACGGAACCCTCATTGCTCTTATTGATCGTATTCGTATGTTAGACAACGATCTTATCAGATTAAACCAGAAAGTAGAGACGGTTATGGAACTACGCGGCAAGACTATTGAGTACGAGCGTATCAAAGCTGAACATGAGATTAACAAAGTTTCAGAAGAAAATGATACGTCGATCGGACACAAACGCAGAGCAACTAGAGAAGAAATTAAGGATTCTGCCGGAGACGATTAATTTCTTTAATGTTGTCAGCGTTTCCTAAAACAAAATAAGGCCAATAATATGCCAGGATAAAAAGCCTGGCATATTCATCTAAGATATCTTCCATCACTTTGACGTAGCCCTGTAAGTACCATCCCAATCTGCAGGAAGATCTCTAGAGCGCATTTCAGCAATACGTTCTTGCCATAGCGTATAGTAATCATCCATCTTACCATCAAACTCTCCTGTAAGTTCTTGACATAGTTCAATGGCAAGATCCCATTTTTGCTGACGATAATAAGTCAACATACCATTGTGCATATCACGAGCCATGATCCAATCTGCTGCCACTGTGATATCTGGATTGTAGAACACTGTGTAGATAGTAACTCCAATGCTCTTACCTTTAACAGCAATGTTATCAAGTTCGATTGTAAAATAGTTGTCCCCTACTCTAGCCTGTGTAAATTCACTGATGATAATCAACACACCGTAATTCTTGGTCTGTCCTTCTAGTCGAGCAGTAAGACTTACACTGTCACCTAGTACGTCATAACCAAAACGGTCTTTGCTACCAATGTTACCAATTAGTGTAGGACCTGTGTTGATACCTAGTCCGCAACCTACCAAAGGTTTGCCTTCTTTGGTAAGTTCAATGTTAAACAGTTCAACGGCGTGTAACATTTCTAAACCAGTACGAACAGCGGCCAACACGTGGTCAGGATCTTGTTCTTCTTGAATAGGAGCACCGTGTACGTGTAATGACGCATCACCAATGAATTTGATCAAACAACCGTTGTTGCGTAGGATAGGCTCCGCAATGGCAGTCATGTAACGGTTCATGGTTTGTGTAAATGCTACAACGTCGTCACCATAGGTTTCACCTAGTCCTGTAAAGTTACGCATGTCACTCATGATAACTGTAAGGTCTTTTTTCTCACCGCCCAATTTGATAAAACTAGGATCTTTTTGTAGGCGCTCCACAATAACAGGATTCACATAACTTCCAAACTGTTTTTTGATTGCTGACTTCTGTAAGAACTCACTTACAAACTTGACGCCATAGGCATGCAAAGCGACCAAAGTTGTGCCAACTGCAAAGGCAGTAGTATCGAATAACCATAAAAAATTGCTGTAAGCATAGATGCTGCCAGCGACACCACCACCAACCAATACAACCACTGCGGCAAGTCCAACATAAGTCCACCTTGTTAATAACAGTAAAGCAACGCCTGCTAGTAAGATGGCAACAATTTCTAAATCATCTGCATAGCTCGGACGTTGAATAGTCTTGCCGTTAAGCATTGTGCCTAGCAAACTGGCCTGCAAATATTGCGGCCACACCTCGCCACGGGCAGTAGCAACTGGTTGAACCAGCCCTGCTGCACTTAATCCTACTATAACAATTTCACCGTTAAAGTCTTTTGGCAAATCAGCCAAGCTATGTTCTTTAGGAGTTTGTGCCCAATCAATCCAAACTCGGCTTAACGAATCTACAGTAATTTTACTCAACTTTGGAACACGTAGAGCTTCTACGCCCATGTCTGTTATTTTAACCTGTATCTTTGTATCACCTGCGGCAATGCGTAGCGTCTCTAATGCTATACTAGGATGCACAGTATTGTTACTCATAATAAGCAACGGCATACGACGAACAACACCGTCGATCTCAGGAAAGGTATTTACAATGCCCACGCCGGCTGCACGTTCTTCTAAAACAGGGACGTTGGCAATAATGCCTAGATAGTCGACTAGTGCACCGCCAGGATCTTGACCAATTACCTGTACAGCAGAACCAAATGTTTTGTTCTTTCCTGATATGCTTCCCAACTCCGGGAGTATAGTAGGATATTTCTCTAACACTCGGGCCAATTGATTATCTTGACCAAACCTATCTTGCTCAGGCATAAGGATATTGAACACAACAAGTCCAGCATTTCTATCATAAAGGTCTTTAATAATGTTTGCATAAGTTCCTCTAGGGAATGGGAATTGCCCATATTTGTCTAAGGTAGCTTCATCTATATTGACTGTGTGTACGGGAGCAGTATTTGTGGGTTGACTGGTAATTAATTGATCAAAATACCTAAGTCGAACTGATTCTACAAATGAGGGATCAATGAATCTAACTAGTAGAACTAGTGCGAGGGTGAACAATGCAGTCCAAGGATTAAGTAAGAGCTTTTTAAACATACAGATATTTATTAAATTCCTCAGAGGAAGAATTTTGAAGTTTTGCTAGATTGTGAGGCCATACGACACCCTGTTAAGGATGCCGCATGAGATGTTTGCTGAGTTGCTTCAGCCACACTAGGACAGTAGGTATTTGTATTCCACGTCTCTGGGCTCTGTACCTTACCCAACCTACTACGATTTTTAAGAGAGCTTCGGTGTCATTGCTCTCATGGACGTATTGGAAAATATTGTGCAACCTGTTACGACAACTCAAACGTGAACAGTCAAGGGACTGGCGTTTTTAAGGCATCTCAAGTCAAGGCTTGAGGTAGTGAGTTGAAGCCTTTTGCGGAGGAAAAGAATGATTACCGTCACACATCAGAACGGATTTTTCAGCAGAATTGTAGCCCGGCCTGCCAACCTTATGTCTCGCTGTATAGTGTATTTGTGTGTTTATACAGTATACAGGTGATCCAAAATGATCACAAATGAAGATTTTGGAAAGATCTTCAAAGTTTATTTTTTGTCAGGAAGTAGGAATTTAGCATCGCCGGATTTTTTCCAACTGCGCCACATGGCCTTTCCGGGCGGTAGTTGATTCTTGCTAGGCTCAATGTCGTTGCCTAACATTTTAGCATACGCATACATGGTGCTGGCAATGCCGTGCTTTTGGTATTCGGGTCGAACTGTAGTCAATGCCGCTGTTAATGTATCACCGTGATCAATATAAAATTTGGCCTTGCCTATTGCTTCTTTACCGTCAAGTGCTCTAATGACTAACATTTTAGTTTTGTGATAGGGTTCTATTTCTGTAGTAGCAGTATAAACAAAATCCCCAATTGCTTGCTTATGGTGGAAACGCATATCCTGCACGTCGGGATTAACTAGTTCACTAATAAATTCGTTTGCTCTCATACAATAAATTTGTGCATAATGTTCTTCTATGCTGTATTTATTGACCTTGTGTAACACTTACGGAGCAACCGGATAATGTAGCACACTGCTGTGTAATGTTGATGTTTTGTGCTGTAGCACCTTGTTGAACTAGGGTAACATTGCTAGCACCACCAGCGTTGGTTAAGTTGATTGTGGCTTTGTGACTTCCTGCGTCTTTTTGGTTAGCAGAGACATTGTGACCGGTGCCTGTTAAACTTAGATCAAAGTAACTGCCTGAACCTTGTTGGGTAATATCAAACACATTGGTGTTGCCATTAACAATACCAAAGAATGTTTTTTCACCATTGCCTAGCTGGTTTAATGTCCCGTTGTTGCCGTTACCTGTAACATCAACATAGGCAAAGTGTCCACTTGATGTTCCGCCGTTGTTACTTTGTTTTAATGATAGATTATTTGTGTTACCGTTTATATTTAGGCCTAGATAGTGTCCACCACTTTCGTTGCCATCTTGTAAACCTGTTGTAGGATTACGTGCTTGCCATATACTGACATTATTAGTATTACCTACAATGTTAAACTCAATCAAGTTTTTACCCAAAGTATCGCCTTGCTTAATGTTAATAGTATTGCTGTCACCATCTGACACCGCGTAAGTTCCGCCACCCAACCCACTAATCTTGTTGTAGTTGCCAGTTTGTTCAATAGTTACTGTATTACTACTGCTACCAATCTTTTGATCAATATAAACATAGTTACCTAATTGGATATTAGTAACACGAGTCTTGGCAGCGTTTTTTTGTGTAGTCTGTCCTGCTGTAATGTCGCTAGTTGTTGGCCAAGTAGGTTCAACTGTACCGCCACCCGTTGCTGGAGCGCCAGTACCCGGGTTAGGAGGAACTGGATTAAACGCTGATCCGTTTAACATAGTAGTTCCCTGCATTTCGTCAATTAGTAAAATAGGACTTAGAGCAGTGTCTCCAAGATTAAAAACTGCAAATCCTAAACTATAATCTCCATCAGTTGGAACTGTAAATGTTGCTACCTGCCATCCAGTTGATCCGTAACTGTTGGTAGAATAGTCACCTGTTCCAGGATTGGTAAATCCTAATAAGGAATAGTTTCGAACCGCGTTGTTTAGTGTAGGAACTTTACTACTGTCTGTTTTGTGAACCAGTGTAATAACACTACCGTCATTGAATGGTGTATAATCAGTTGATAGATACTGCCATGCAATTGAATACGTTACACCTGCCTTTAAGGACATATCCCTCTTAACCCAAGAGGCATTAGTAGGAGTTGGATCGCCACCACTAGTCTGTGCCTGTTGCGTTAATAAATTTTTAATTGCTATATTTTGTGCTGAAGTCAAACCTAGACTAGTAGTTGCAGCATCAAATGTAGGTGCTCCACTACCTGGCTGTAGACTCAACATATAAGTTCCATACGGAGTTACGGTCCAGGACTTTCCGCCGTCAGGTGTATGCTGGAGTCCTGTAACAACTGCCGCGCCAGAACCACTGCCCCAGTTTGCGGCACCTGTAGTATTACTAATAGTCCATGAGTTAGTATTACCTGTTTCGAAACCCAAATTAGGAGGTGCCGGCGGAGGACTACTTGGCGTAGTTGTAGCAGTCTGTCCCGCTGTTAAAGGAACTGTAGAATATGTAGCATTGGCATAAGCGTTGGCCTGTGCTACTGTAGGGTTTAATGTGCCAGTCCAACTAACACCAGTAGTTCCGCTCATACCAGTACTGCCGCTGAATAACTGTCCTGTGTTGTTGTCACTGCCTACAAAAAAGAAATAGTCAGGACCCATATTGACAATCTTACCGTTGCCCAATGTGGATTTTACTGTGCCTGCATTTGTATATTGTGTTGCTGTATAAGGAAAGGAACCATTACCGCTAGAGCTGAATTTTACATAGTCTCCTGAGGCCCAAGATACCTGCCCGTTAGTCCAAGGAATCTTATAGGCAGTACCTGGATTCTTACTGTAGATTTGGCAGGTAGTGGTATTAAGACAAGCGTTGACATTCCACTGACTATCAGCGATCTGGCTTTGACCAAACTTGATATCAGTTAGGTCGGCATATGCATTGGCACATAACAACATTAAGGCTAGAAATATCTTTTTCATCTGAAGTTCTGATTGATAACAATCTGTCCTATAGGTTTGCCTGGAGCAAAGTTCCATTGATTGGTTTGCATATCTTGTGTTACAGTAACCTGAACTTTAGTGTCTAAAGGCATAACGATATTTGCATAGTTACGATTGTTTGGACTTAAACTTTCATACATCCATCCAACTTGTTGCGTTTCGCTTTTGTCTTTCCATAACTTCTTAACGTAGGGATTTTCAATATCACCTATTGCTGTAGATTCACTAGATGCAACTTCTTTATTTGTAGGAGGATCGATGCTATTGGCAGCAGTTCTAGTTTTCTCTTCTTCACTGTTGTCGTTAGATCCGCGTCCTTGCTTCTGTGACTTATTTGCTCCACCGTTATCTTTATTGGCAGCATGTTGACGTTCTTCTTTGGCGTCATCTTTATCTTCTTTATCGTCACGCTTATCTTTTTTATCGTCTTTCTTTGCATCACCTGTAGCTACTGCGGCAGCACGGGCAGCAGCAATAACATTTATACCGGTAGTTGTTTGTGGAGGACTAACTATTAAGTTATTGCCAATAGCCATGCCATTAAGAGCAACAACTACAGCAGGACTGGGCATGCCGTTTAGTGTTTCAACTAGGGTAGCTTGATAAGGGCGATTTAGTTTAACAATGCCTGCTGGTGTTTCTACATCGATAGCACCACTGCCACAGCTAAGACCTTTTAAGTTTACATTTTGTTCTATTTCACAGGTGGGCATCAGCATGACCATACTAGCGCCAGTTTCACTGACTGCCATAACAAAATCAGTACCACGAACAGCAATGGCTGCTGTAGGCGTATTGATTTTTACATTCTTAGGATCTTTAGCAATGTTGCCAGATACATAGCGTATCGTACCTGCGGCTGCTTTAAGTCCTAGCTTTCCAGCACCGCTTTTGGGATCATAAACAAAGTCATCTATGATTAAGCTACTAGACTCAGTAACGGTAACATTAGTATCGTCTTTAAAAACAATTTTAATCTTACCGTTTTTGGTCTCAACTCGGTCGTTGGTTTCAATAAGAGTTCCTTTAGAAACTTGAATAGTTTCTTTACCACGCTTAATGATAGCAGTTCCAGAGGCTTCTGTAACGGAACCAATTTCCGCCCAAGCTGAACTGGCTACCAATAAGCCAATGATAAGAGAGGCAACTCTCATTGCCGCTCCTTAGTTCTTCTGAGTGATGTTAAATGTGCCGCTTGTGGCTACACTTTTGATATTAATAACGTTATCAATAGTTCCAGTTTGGCTCATAGCAAACTTGTTGCCATCACCATTAACATCAACCCAAATGCTAGATCCTGCTGCACCAGTCGATTGTTGGTTAATATTGAACTCGTTAGTGTTACCTACTACTTTGATAGTCTGGCTGTGTTTATTACCAATAGTATCTACATAGAACTTGTTAGTATCACCTGTAACATCAATTGCACTCTTTAGATCTGTTCCCGATCCACGGAACTGTAATACATTGCTATCACTGCCGGTATTGAATTTCCAGTTTAGATCAGCATTGTTACATCCTGTTAGTGCCGTTGTGCCGTTACTGGCAAAACCGTATCCGCAGGCCGCGTCAACCGTGTTACTGTCACCTAATTGTTGAATAGTGACCTTTGCACCTTTACCTGTTCCAGTAGTATCGTTTGATACTTCTAGATTGATTTCATTGTTGATACCAACTTGTCTGGTAACAATAACTTGGTCAATGCCACGTAGGTATACTGGTCGAGCAGCTGAACCTGCCTTGTTGCCTGTACCATCTTGTGTCATGTTGACATTAGGGTTTGCACCACTTTGATCAATGAAGACACGGTTAGTAGTAGCAATGGCCAATGCGGCTGTTGCATTAGGACTAACTGTAGTCATTGATGGAATAATAGGTGCTGATGGTGCAGATACTGCTGTCTGTGCAAAAGCCGGTAGTGTTGCGGCTAATAAAATTGTTAATAGTGTTTTTTTCATTTTTGTTTGCTCCTGGTCTGTTCAACCTGTTTTACTTTATTTTTTGCTTTCTTCAAGTGAGGTATTGTCTTGAACCAACTCAGTTGTTTGCTCTTTGAATTTCCACAGGTTTTGACGCTCACCTTTTTTAATCAATTCGATAACCGCTGTCTCAATTGCTGAACGTAGGGCATAGTTGCCCGGCTCATTGAATGTTTGACTCGTATCAAATTCGAACGCCTGTGTTGCCTGGTTGAAAAACTTCAACGCTGTTGCACCATCGGCGGTACTGAGCAAATTCTTTTCCACTGTTACCGTAGTTAAGACTTCGCCAGTTTGTACGCTTACTAGACGCAGACTAATAACAACCACGTCCTGAGTGTAAGCTGTTTGTGTTCCAATACCTAACCAACGTGCTCCAGTTCCGCCTGTTAAGGTGTTACTGTTGTAGTCAATAATGCCGCCTTCTAAAATAACGCCCGCCATTTGTAGTGGAGGTAAAGGTTTGGCATTTGCGCCTTCGTAGATCTCACGTGTCTGTTTGATCATCTGACGCTCTTTCAATAGGTTGTCAAGGCCAACACGTTCAACTACTGTGAACCATTGACGATTGCCAACTTCTTGTAAACTTTTCATCAAGTATGCTTCAGCACCTTGTGTAACTGCTGTACTAAACAAGCTCAATGTTGAACTTGGTTTACGCTGTCCTGTTAGGTCTTTGAAGCCATAGACTGCCACAGTGACTGCTGGGCCTGCTGGACTTGGAACATCAACAAAACTTTTATTGATAGTTTCACTGACTCGAGCTTCTTCTTTGATTTGTGTACTGCCAAATGGGCGTACAGTTGAGCAACCTACTAGAGTCACTGCGGCTAGTGTGATTAAGGATAATTTAATTGCTTTCATTGTTTACTCCTTAAAAACTGAAACTAGCAATTGGAACAATAACTCGAGTTACAGTGCCTTTGGCATCTACAACTGTCAGTGTAACTTTGTCATTGGCTTTGGCCCAGGTAACTGTATTACCGTCTAGATTAAAGTTACCTGTTGTTGGATTTACACAGCCCGGAATTGCAGTGCCGTCTGCATTAGCGCATTTATTTGTGAATAGGTTATTGCTTAATTGTGTTGCAAGTTGAGCATAAACTTGGCTTTGAAATAGGCCCATGAATCTATTCAAAGGTGTGTTTAGCAGTTCAGCTTCTGCTCTAGCAATGGTTGCTTTTTTATCAGCTTCAATTGCATCTTTGCGTGATTTTTCGATACTGTCAATAGTCAATACATGACTGCTGTATCCAATACCGCTAAAAGCTGGATTTTTAAACTGTTGAACTAGCTCTGCATTTGCGGAATTTACAGCTAGTGCGAGCCATACCCCTAATGCTACTACGATCTTTTTCATAGACTGCTCCCTTATTAATAATATTTAAGGAGTAATTACTACAAATTATCGTAGTACTTTAGTCTAGATTAAAAAACTAATAGATACCACGCAATGGCAAGATAAGATATTTGATGAGCTAATTGGTCTAAGCCAAACTGATTCCAGAATAACGGTTTGGTATTATCTTTACAACCGTATCTAACTTTGGTATAATCAATTATATAGTGATACGGGCCCTCTAGCAATATGACTAATAGTGCCGACCATAAACTTATTGGATGAATAAACCAAAAGATTGCTAGGACTACAATAGTAAACTTAACGTGGTCCCATGTATGGCTCATGCCAATTGGATCTAACCACACGCCCTTCTTTACAGTCTGCATGTAGGTTTGAATCTTAAAATCAGCGTACCAGTGCTTGATTTGGAATAATAGCAGTAAGAACAGTATTTCCATATCTTTCCTATATAAGAGTATTTAACTCTGTAGACTTATTTAAGTCTTAGAAAAGAAAACTGAATTATTGTGGCATTGTAGGCAACGGCGCAGATCCCATAGGAATCTTGTTACCCAGTGTACGATTTTGATTGGTTATACCAGCTGTTGTAGGGGTCTGCATAGTAGTTCCCTGCATAGTAGTTGTATTTGGTCCAGGTTTTGGAGGAGTTGCAGGAACACCTGCTAGATTTTTAATTCTGTCTAATTCGTCCGGAACGGCCGCAGGCGCAACCTCAGGCGCTGCATTAATTGCCTGTACTTCGGTAAGACTCTTTAGCAATGGTCCCATTTCTACTGGATTACGCATATTACCAGATTCTTGTATATAGGATCTTAATTGGAATAACATCTCCGGATCCATTTTTTCTCTTACAGGTTTATTAGAATCTAGATCTTTCTTGACTTTCTTGGCTTTTTCTGGACTGCTAATATCAATGGCCGCTGCCGCGCCAGCTATTGGAGTCAGTGGTCTACCGAAGACTTTAAGTCGGTGATTGCTATCAGTTCCAGGTGGTGCTATTTGAACCGAGACTTCCAAGCGATAATTTTTTAACGCTTGAAGTAGTGGAGGTCCAAATTCTAATTCTTTCCAAGCTGTCTTAGTATCTGGATTTAATATAACCAAAGATTGGTCAGCATTACTGCCTTGTGCGTGATGTAGTATGCCGTTGTAAATATTTGAAATAACTTGCTCTGCTCCGACCGGAGTTGACAGTTGCCGTTGTAACAAATCGTGTGCCTGTTGATAGGCCATGCCAGTTAACTTGTATACTTGATCAACTGCTGATTCCCATAGTCCGTCACGTTTGAGCGCATTTGTCGATGCCTTGCTACCCATATTGGGCCAGCCCTCACCTGTTTCTGGAGTCCAGGACTTAGGTATATCTCCATTCATGTATAGATTTGATATGTCTAAATCTGGAATAAAACGTTTAAAAAACGTAGATACTATAACACCACTTGAACCGCTGTCTTGACCAAATTGCTTGACATCGTTTACTTTTAAACTTAGTAGCTGTTTATATTTCCCAACACTAATTTCTAAGTCAGCCTTAGTTCCTTTTTGCTCAGTTACACCGTCAGTTTTAATAATAATTGTATTACCAGGAACGGCATCTGCTTCTTCCAATGCTTTTTTTACTTTAGATGATTCATTTACATAGGCAGCACAGGCTTCTACTTTACGATCTAGAGCTGCTACGCCTTCTGGAAATTTAAGAGCTAGATCTTTTTTATTAGTTATGTATTCGTTGATAACTTCATTGTTTCCAGGTTTATTTAATGCCTTCATTTGAATAGGACTTGTTTTGTTTCTCACAGCATCTGTAATTTCAAATCCATTTGGTGTAGGATTCTGTACAAACTCTTTGAGAGCATTTAAAACTTCGCCGCCTGAGATATTTTTATTACTGATAAATCTAGCGTATAAGGCAGCGCCGAGGATTGTTTCGGTAACTTCACCTTCATTCCAAGGTTTCTTTTCAGAGCCTGCCTCTGATTTTCCGCCTTTAATTTCTGCATTTTTGTAAATAAATTTTATTGGAACAGATACTTCATCTGGAATTAATGTAACAACAGTATTTTCTATTGATGCTTTTATTTCTCGAGAAGTTAGTTCTCCTGTATTAATGTTGTTTTTAAGCAGTGTTATTAGATCTTTTACTATTTTTTTAGATTTATCGTCTAATTGTTGTCCGCTACGTTTTTCACCCTGTGGACCAACTCCGATATCTTTTGCAGTAATAAGATTTGCTAGATAAGTGGGCCAGCTAGAAGTGGACGAGCTTTGAAGGGTTGCTTCTTTTAAAAATTCACGTGATCTCATAATCTAATATTTATCTAACTTCAGGAAACAACACTTCGCTAACAAACTTCTTCATAGTAGATTCAGGCACACCCATGCTAATCATGCTCTTAACTACATGCGGATTCTGCTTTTGCCAATGGCAATAACGGTTCTGTGCTATATGAAAATCCGCAGTATCTTGTTGATCTAACCCTACATTCTTTAAATAGAAATCTAGCGTAGTCAGTGCTGTACTGCACAATTGATCTATTTCTGCTTCGTCCTGTAGGTTACCAGCAGCTACCATGGCCGGACTAAAGATCTGCTGAGCCCATTCAGGAAGCGCTCTGGGCTTGTTCCACTCTAGACCGTGTACTTGGGCTTTGAACCACAGATACATAAAACTATGGGGGTCACCAGCATGGCTAAAATCGTGGAAGGCACCTGTTATTTTGTTGGGACCGCATACTGCATCAAACCCGTAGATAGGACTCGGATCGTTGTAGTGCGGAAATACCGTACAGTGTAATATGTAGATATTGTGGGATTCTCGGAAATCTACAATTTCAACATGTGCCCTGCGAAATCGATTGCTAGTCCACAGGGTATTATGCCAATTGTATTGATGTTCAGACGGTGTAGTTGTCTGTTCACCATTAGCATTAAATCGTTCTGTAATATCGGCGGCTAATTTACTAATCTTATCCCAAACTACTGTCATAATCTCTCATCATGCGTATTGCCCAGTCAAAGGCCACATTGGCTTCGTCGCCCATGCTGTCGTCTAGTTTAGCACGAATGTTGGTCATTAGTGTGCGGGGGTCTTCAAATTCTAAATTACGATGTGGTCCTGAAACAATCTTCTTAATCATTTGCCCACCGAACATGTCGCCCATGTGCCATGTGTACAAGTGCGCCATAATCTTCTCGGGGTCTTTGCTAATGGATAGCAGGTAGTTGTAGTAGTCTACAACAACGGGGCGGAACTCATGTAGTGGATTACTGCCGTTCATTTCTGCATAGTCCATTGCCAAATAAAATGCTCTACGCAAATCTGGCAAGTCTTCTAGTAAACGATTAGCACCTGCGGCACCTTCGATGGCACCGTAGAACAACCATTTCTGATAAGTCCAATCAACCCAAATATCACGCGGCAAAGTTTGAGCAAACACCGCTTTCATAAAGGGAGTTGATTCTGCTAGTTTATGTTTTTCTGCTGTTAGGTCTTTTAGGCTCACAGTATCCTCATTCTGGTTCCACTTTAGTTATCAAAGGGAATCCGTTGATACGAGCCATATTGGTTGCATCGACTGCTTTTTGTTCAGCAATCTCGTATGAATAAACACCTGCTACTGCACTACCCCTTTGATGAATTAAAATAGTTAATTCATATGCCCGCTTCTCGTCGTAGCGGAAAATGTTCATTAGCATGGCTACAACAAAATCTGCTGTGGTTACATCATCATTACAAACAACAACTTTGAACTTACCTGGTTCTTTAATTTGCCTACTTGTTTGTTTTTTCTTTTCGATAACTGGTGTTTCGGTGCTCATTTTTTATTTAATAAGAGTTAAAAAATGGGGGCATTTACGCCCCCGGGGATTACTCGGCAGTAATTTTCAGTTGACGCGGTTTAAGCGCTTCTGGAATCACTCGTGTTAGAGCAATAGTAAGAACGCCGTTTTTAATCTTGCCTTCGCCTACTTCCATGTGCTCTGCAAGAGTCCATGATCGTGTAAAGTCGCGAGTGGCAAGACTGCGGTGTAGATACTGTGTGTTTGTGTCTTCGTCACGCAATCGCTGTCCTTTAACAATTAGTTGAGTCTGATCGATCTCAACTGTAATTTCCTCCGGAGTAAATCCAGTAACAGCAATTTCCAATTCGTAAGAATCGTCATTGTGTTTCAAGACATTATATGGGGGGTAGTTTTGCTGGATTTGATTTGCAAAACGATGTTCGAAGTTATCGAACAGTTGGTCAAATCCTAAAAGGGCTTTGTTTAAAGCGTTGGTGTCGAAGCGTACTAGTTGATTCATAATTTTCTCCTTAATAAGTAAGAATCATTTTTTGGGCACTGTGCCCGTGTAACTGACCTATAAAGTATCTGCTACACATATATTTATACTATCTTTTATCAGTATTGTCAAATAAGTTGCCATCCACGTGATCTGCTACAGGTTTGCTGTTTTTTAAGTACTTTTCTTCGTATTCTTGCCTGCTTTTCTCTGCATCAAAAGGTTGCGTTGAGCTTTCTTTAATAGCTTTAAAAATCGGGTGTAGTGCTTTTTCTATCAAACGCCTGCTCATCTCTTCCATAACTTTGATTGAATCTTCGCCCTTGGCAATACGTTGCATGGCAATTCCGTGTTCGTACATTTTAGCACGATCTAACCATGCTGCATAATCTTCACCTTCTCTGGGCTTCATATATTTCGTCGCTCAAAATCAATACAGCCATTAGCGCTTTTTTATCATCGTCTATAGTCAATAATAATTCTGTACTCTGTTTTTTAATTGACCATCCTTGTCCGCCTATTTTATTATGCAGGTAGTACAGCCTGCGCCCTATATTTTTTACACAATAATGTTCTACCTTGCGTTGATCTTTTATCTTTAACAAGATCATTTTATGAACAGAATCTAAGAATGAACATGGTCATGTCCTTTTCGTCTTTGAAGTAAAACTTCTTTTTCTTTTCAAACCATCGTGAACCACTTTTACCAAAATACTGTTGGCACCATTCGATCGCAGGTGTTGTTGTATCATCATACTTATTCTGATCAGTAACCGGCATTGATACCCAATGGTATTCACCTATCCAGCCTTTGGCCTTGCCGGTTTGCATCGCTTCAAGTTCGGGCTCTAGTTGAATGTTGTTAAAAACATTTGAATTAATATTCATATCCACCTTAAAATAAAAAGCAACAAATCTCGTTCGTGGGCAAAACAAAAACGGTACTTGCCCGGATTGTCTCGCCCGGCCCAAAACATACACCATCGACCGTACCGATAGCCTATAGCTTCCCAACGCTGTCCGAACTGTTGGACACACCATCGAGCTGCGTCATTATGTTTTATAGAATCTACTAACACTTCGTGGTCTAAGTGTCTAAATTCTTCTTTAACAACTTCAGTTGAGGTCATGATCCGTATTTTAAAGAAAAGAAAGAAGCATACTTTTCAGTATAAAAAGTAAACTCAGTGTATTTAGGTATCTCTCCGATCATGTCATCCCACTTGCTTTGATTAAATGCAAAATCAAAATCTTGTCCTTGTACCCAACCCATCTCCCTAAGTGAATATAGAATGTCCATTACCTCGCCTACATTTTTCCTATGTAATGTTATTTTAATCATGCCACTTTAGTAGGAACCATTGATATTCTTTATCGGTAGCAATATAGACGTTCATTCTATATTGCTCACTTACCCAGGACCACTCATTACTTCTACTGGTAACGTTAGGATAAAAGTCTATCTCACAACCTGGTCCCCATTGTTGCCAACACCAATTTCTAACCTGACAGAACTTTTCTTTTTCTCTTTGCGTAAAGGAGGCCATGTACTTAAACTGACCATGTCCTTTATGTCTCTTATCTAACTTTTTTAATTTCATGTTATCTTCATCTTGCCAGGTTTGAGTCTATCGCTATAAATTTTATGGCCGCGCTCTCTGATCAAGTCAGCGGTTTCTTGCGGATACTCGTTCCATTGCTCCTGCCAAAACTTTTCGTCCATGCTACTGTCACAATCTATAGCATAGATTTCGTAGTGTCGCTGTGTGTTAAATCTTGCCCGTAACAATAGATTATGCATGATAGCATTAAGGGGATTAGTTTCTGTTTTCTTTTCAGACAGCATACGAATCAAATTTTGTTTATCATGATGTTCGTATTGTGTGATAGGCACAATGCTTTCTATGCCTAGATTATCCCAGCTAAAGATGTAAGAATTGGTTGTCATTTTTTGTCGCTGTCTTTAATTGTATCGAACAAGCCGTTCTGCTCTTTTTTGAATTCTTCCCAACTTTTTCTAACAGGATCTACTAAAAACCATTTGGTAACAAAATAGAAAAAGATACTGATACTAAATCCTAAGCAAAATGCTCCAACTGTAGATTTAGATGTTACTCCAATTCCAAATAAAAACGCTGTAAAGATAAACCACTTTTGCCAAGCTTCACACTTGGCCCATTGCCATTTAATAAAAGACCAAAGTTTCATCGCATAAACCTTCCTATAGTTTCCACAGTTAATTCGTCATCGGGTACAATGTTGGCATTCCAATGTAACGCCATCAATAATGCATCCTTGTTACTTTTAAAAACAAAGTCCATATGATGTACATTGGCGTGAGTTTGGAATCTGTCCCCAGGCAATCCAAAATATTCAATTGCCCAGGCACAGACTTCATTCCAATAGAATTGGTTATCGTATTTACGGATCCAAGGAATACGAACAGTTGATGTCATTTTGAACACCCTTTATCATAGTCCCAACCCTTGCCGCCAATGGCTTCCCATGCTTCGTACTTCTGTGCTTCTTCCGTGCAGGACCTTGGCTGACCCACAGATCCTACGACAGCAAAGCAAGTTTCACAACGATAACTGATACCTGAATCATGATCAAAGTATGCTGTATCACCACATGGTAAATGAATAGGTTTCATGTTATACCTCGAAGTAAAGTCCTGGTTCAAATCCGTTGCCTTCTTCCCAAGGTATATAACCTCTAGGGTTGCAGAGCACACGAGTATCGCCTACCTTGTAATCACAAGGATTATGCATATGACCATGTACCCACACCTTAATGTTGGTATGATCCAAGATCAAATCAGACAGGTCGGACGCATACGCACCGTTGCTCAACTGACCTTTGTATTTGTCGTTAACACTCATAAAGGTAGGAGCCATATGAGTGATAACAACAACTGGCAAGTTTGGATGTTCTATGACTTTTTCTTCAATGTAACGCTTAGACTCGTGGTGCATCTTAACAGTATCTGCAGGTCGCATTTTGTGATATGCGTTATACTGCGGGTAACTGAAAGTAATAGCCTTATAGTCGTTCATGTAGTTTTGCATTGAGTGCATGGTCATCGGGTCGCCCTTGTTCATATCAGTCCACAGAGTAGCACCGATGAACAATACACCTTCGTAGACCTCACATTGATTCTCAAGCACAGTCACGTTCTTGGGCAGAACACGTTCTAGCTCAGATTTGGTCTTCCAAAACTTTCCGCGATAGTGTTCATGGTTACCCATTACGTAAAACACTTTTTTGTACTTGGCGCACTCGAACTCAAAGAAGTCGTAGCAGGGAAAACTACCACCTGTATAGGGCAAGGGTTTTGTACTGTGATGTTCTTTGACCAGTTCACGTGCCTCGCAAGCATCACCGGCAATGATTAGAACATCACCCCCAGGCAATTCCAGGTGTTTGCTGATGTCCAAATGTAGATCTGAGATGAGATTAATTATCATAAGTATATTATACAGTATTTTACCAAGAAAGTCAACTAGTTATGAACAAATTCAAAAAGGCCCTTTGGGCAACATTAGGTTTTATCTTTTTAGGCATTGCCTATATCGGAGTAGTTACACCTGGAATCCCGTGGTCAACACCCACTGTTATTGCCGCTTACTGCTTTGCCAAAGGAAGCGAACGCTGGCACAATTGGATTATGAATCACAAACTGTTTGGACCTTTCTTACGCAATTGGGCAGAAAAAAGAGTATTTCCAACTTATGGAAAATGGGCCATGATCATTACAATGGACATTAGTTTGATCATACTTTGGGTCACTACCCAAAACTGGAAGCTGGTATTGGGAGTAGCTGCCGGCATGGCACTATGTGCTATCTGGGCACTACGTTATCCTAGCACCCCAGAAGAATATGATCAACGTAAGGCCGCTGGCAAAAAGATTGGCTGGTTCCGTTAACGTGGACGAATCTTTAGTTTAGCATAGACGTTTTGTACACCGACTGCTTGCCGGATAGCATCTTGTAAAGCATCATGCTTACTGCCTTGAGGCATATCCGGATCTACACCCAAATCAAATAAAGTACGAGTATCACGCAATTGCCAATAATTCCAAGGCAATGGCTTGTTAAGCTGCTTGTAGATATTTTGAATAATCATCAAGTCGAAGGTAGCGCCATGTGACCAAAACGCACTACAACCCCATGCAAACTTATGGAACTGATCCATTGCATCTACTAAACTGATACGATTGTCTGGACTAAACGCTTCCTCCATAATAGCAGGATCCTGTTTACTCCACCAATCTATAGTATTTGGATCAACTTCGCGACCTAGAGCATCTTGGTCGTCGATACTGACTCGGAAATAAAGTTTATCTCCGTAGCCATTGCCATAAGGGTTAAAATGCACAGCTCCCAGGGATAAAACAACTGCGTTTGGGGAGACTGCCATTGTCTCCATATCTAGCATCAAATGTTTTGCCATATTGTCTTTCTATATGTAAAAGTATATTTTACAGGAATATAGAGAGATTGTCAAGAAGTTATTTCATTTTTGCAACAATAAAAAATTCTTGAACTTTTTTGTTTAAGGTATTTTCATATCCGCCATAACCACCAGCAAACTTTTTATAATTTTTTGATAGGATTTTAATGTTTGAGGATTTTGTTTTCAAAAGATCTTCAATTTCTTTGATGGATAGTATACCTTCGTTATTATAACTAATAATAAGATATTTTGCCTGTAGTGTATCGATTACAGATTTAAATCCGTCTTTTGCTTGATCCTTATAACAAAACACACTTCTGTTATGATCTTTCCTAATACCAACTTTTGATTTCTTAGCGGTAGTAAGTCCTGGATCATAAAAATCATATTTTACAGCACTGTTTAATAAATGATAATTTGAACTGTATTGATGTCCGTTATATGGAGGATCGAGGTATGCTATGTCAACAGCCGGACATCTTGTAGTGGAATAAAGTTCTTCAGCCTTTGATTGAAAAACTCCACCAATCGGTTTATCTACATAATAGATAGGATCTATTTGTATTTTTCCTAATATTCTTCCTAAGTTTTGACCTTTCGGTCCGCCAAATCCATTATAAAATCCTTTCATCACACCACTGGTGTTGATGTTCTTACTCATTTTATAAAGAAGATTTGCCAGCACGGCGTCTTTTTTATTTTGTGGCCACTGCTGTATGTGTTCTAACACTCCGTCTATAAACACTGCATTCTCAGCTGAATAGAACAATCGTTCATTTATTAAATCTGGATTTGCCGTATTCTTAGGAGCATAGTGTTTACTAAAATAAGGAGCGTTAGTTGTATTAACAGAATTTAAGAATTCATAATCTACTGTTGTTAACGGATCGGATGAAAGTGTTAAAAATGCTCGATTGATCGGAAGTGTATAATCTTCTAGATCGTTGGCATATACAGTAAATCCTTTAAGGCGTAGCAATCGACTGACAATACCGCTACCACTAAATGCATCGAGACAAGTTGTAAAGGATTCATTATCCTTTACAATGTCATCAACTACATCACTAATTTCAATTAGTAGTTTTCGCTTATTACCTATATAGGTAATAATGTTTTCAGTTAGATAAGGAGTCTTAAAGTTTATTAACATTTTTTAAATGATCAATTGATTCTTTTATAATTTCAAAACTTACTTTTTTGACTTTATCATAATCAAAGTTTTTATCAAGTATAATAGTAAAGGGTCGGAGTCGTGGAGTATTTGGATTATTTTTTACATGTACAGTATTTATCGGCATAAATCCTCCGTCCTGTGCAATCCTATCAAACAGACTACCTTTTCTATCATTTACAATAGGACCATTTATGTTAAGAAGATATGGAAAGTAATCTTCATTAATAAGAAGATTTTTAAAAAACGATATATTTTTTAAAGATCGTTCAATAGCATTTCCTGGATTATCTTCTTGGTGTTTATTTTCACCAATGAATACAGGCATATATTTTCCATTATTAATTTTAACGTAAATTACACCACCATCTGGATTGCAGCCACCGCCGTTGGAACCATTTAAGATAGATGTATGTGATGGGTTGTAATTGTTAAAACTCTCAATCAATTTTTGATTGTTAACTTTACCTTGATGTGTAAAATCATAGTTTGGATAGATTGTTGACAATTGTTCAAATACTTCTTTGATACAAGTTTTAAAATCTCGTTCTGTGTTATCACCCCAATTGGTCCATATTTGGGCATTTTTATTGTTTTTAGAGAGTTGAGCTGAATTAGCCATTTAGTATTCCTTTGTGCCTGTTTGTGTTGACATCTTATAACTCCGATCAGCCATAGTGTCATCTACAAGAATACCAACGTTACCTAATTTAGTTACTTTAAATTTTGTCATACATTGAGTATAACATCTTATGTATTGTGCGTCAATACATTTTTTTAGGTAGCTCTTGCTCGCGCAATTTTTTAAGCCAACGAGCTTTAGCGGCTCCTGCTTTTCTTTTGCGTTCTGTAGTTGGTTTTTCAAAGTGCATACGCTCTTTAATAACTTCTAACACGCCGTTGTCGTCTACTCGTTGTTTAAACTTTCTCAAAGCCACATTTATAGGCAGATCTCCCACAATAACTTTGCAGCCTGTTAAAACTTTATTTTTGCTCATTGTTTGCTTTTTTATCAAATATCATAGTAGCGGCCTTTCCGCTCACCGTATCTTTACTTATCAGTATCTTTATCAAACCACGCTCTACAAGGTTCATAGCATCAAACTGATACGGTAATAGTATCTTTTCTATGATATTTTTAAGTCCTCGGGCATTGGTTTTAAGATCTTTAGCTTTTCTGGCAATCTCTCGGAGAGCTGATTTTTCAAATTCTAACTCAATTCCATCTAATTCAAATATGTATTGATACTGTTGCACAGTGCTATTTTTAGTATCGACTAGTACAGATACTAGTTGATCTTGTGTAAGCTCTTCTACATTAGTGATCAATCCAAATCGGCCAATAAATTCTGGAATGAATCCAAATTGGACAAGATCCTTTGTACTCACATCGCTGTAGCTTTTACTATTGTCTTCTTTGTCAGCTATCTTAGCACTAAATCCAATACTTCGAGCTTCTAATCGATGCTGTATGATTTTATCTAAACCAACAAAGGCGCCACCGCAGATAAAAAGAATACCGCTAGTATCAATTTCCTGCATATCGCTACCAGGATGCTTACGCTTGCCTGTACTAGGAATACGCATAATACTGCCTTCTACCATCTTAAGTAGAGCCTGCTGTACACCTTCTCCGCTAACATCTCGAGTAAGACTGGCACTTTCGCCTTTGCGGGCAATTTTGTCAATCTCGTCAATGTAGACAATACCTCGCCCTGCCTTTTCAATGTCGCCGTCAGCTTCATTGATCAAGCGAGTTAAGATACTTTCTACATCGTCGCCTACATATCCTGCTTCTGTAATACCAGTAGCATCACAGATAGCAAATGGTAGATCTAGGTATTCGGCAATTTTACGAGCCAACATGGTCTTGCCACAGCCAGTAGGACCAAGCAACAGTACGTTGGTCTTCTCTAGTTTGATATTTTTGCTAGGATTGTTTATTCTTTTAAAGTGTTGACTAACTGCTACACTCAAAGCAATTTTAGCTTCGTCCTGTCCAATAACAAATTCGTCAAGGTAGTCTTTGAGAGACGCAGGATTGAGAATTTTCTTATCAGAAGGCCGAGTCTTGATCTTTTCGTCTTTTAGTATATCAACACAGAGATCAATACAGTCATTACAAATGGCTGCGTTTTCTCCTACGATCAGTTTTTCTACGTCTTCTTTACTTTTGCCGCAGAAATCACAACTGTGGTTTGTATCCTTGTTCAATTAACAACCTTTCGAGAAATGTTTCAATACGTGTTATTTTATTTGGATTGATATGACTATAAATTGAAGAGATGTTTTCATCGTCAACTTTATAGTAAACTCCACTCTTACTCAACATGTAGCTGCTTAATGCATTTATAACATAGTTAGAATTATTTAAGTCTATATACTTATGCTCACAACGACTCGAAGCGTGTAAAAACCAAGGAACGCTGGGCTCTCCCGAATACACATAAAAATTTAAGTTTTCTGTTATTGTGTTGGCTGACAACCAGCGACTGACAATGTCTTGATCGGGCTCACTGAGATTTACAAACAATACACTGGTATTGCTATTTTCAAATATATCCGGTGGTGTAATTAATGTTATTCTTCCGTCCATATTATTCTTTGTTTTTTCTTTGTTGTGCAGCCTTTAGATATTCTTCTTGAGTTATCTCACTCCAAAGATGACTATCCTTCTGTTCTTCATTCTGTATAAACAACGGATCGTTGTTTGGAGTTTCTACATTAGGAATTTCTCCGTGCTCAACCCATCGCTTCCATTCTTCGTTTTCTTCAGTTTCCGGAGTAGATACTACAGGTTTGAGATCTTTAAAATGTGTAAACGGTTGGTTTAGATACGGATGCTGCGCTAAAATAGATGTAACAGTGGCTGTGCTGACTACGTCAGATTCCTTTTCAGGGCTGTTACCCTCCGTGGTCTCTTGTTGTTCTGTAACAGTGGGTTCCGGGGAGACTACATCAACAACCGGTCCTGATGGGCTGTTACCCTCCTCTAATTCTTTCTCTCGCTTGCGGAAATTTTGGAAACTAATTTGACTAGACAATAATAGAATAACTGCTAGCGGATCAAATACTGAAACAATTAGAATGATAACCCATGTTACTGATTTTTCTAATACGTTGGCGTCTGTTTCACCGTAGACAAACTGTGCAATATACTTTATTGGACCAACTTCCGCTTCGATCTTTCGAACGTCTGCGGCAATCGGAGCCCTTTCTTCTGTAAGGCCAGCAATAGTTTTCTGTTCGGCGGAGATCTCAGATTGAAGGCGGGTACGTTCTTTTTGTTGTGCGCGGCGTAGTCCAACTGCTTTATCCGCACCCGTCTCTGAACTGCTCCTTGCCATGACTTGGTCCACAGCCTCATCCATCTGTTTAAGCGCCTTACGGTTAGCATCTATATTATCCTTTGCTGTTTTAATCTTTTCATCATACACAGCAATCTTGCTTTGTACATCTCCACTTACCAAACTTTGATCACTGTGTGCTTTACTTAAGAATCCAAAAATACCCATTGATGTGATCACCATGAGTATAACAATAGAGGCTAACAGATAGGCTCTAACTGTCCACGGAGCAATTGCCCAGTTTTGTTTTAACCATACTGTGGCGACCAGTTTGCTAACTTCTAGTACTGCTCCCATAATGATAATGGGAATGGCAGCAGCCGCAAAAATAGCCGTAAGACCCACTACTGAGTAGTAGACCGCCACGGCAGAAATACTAAGACCTGATAATAATGCTAAGAAAGCAATGATTTTTTCACTATAAGTTATGTTCATAAGAATGATATTTATTTCCAATTAAAGAGGCCTGTAGATCTTAACAACGGTGTCTTTTTGGTGGAAATTATTTGGATTTTATTACCTATAGGTCTATATCCGTGTTTTGTTACATGAGACTCAACTAGTTTATCTTCAATACGTTGTAATTCGGCACGAGGATTATCAATTTCAAAGGGAGCAAGAGTGTAATCCATAATAGTCAATACTACATCATTCTTATCAAAAATAACGTTAAACGTAGTCTCTATTTTATTAATCATCTCATCGATATCTACCTTAGTGGAAGGTGCTCGGGCGAGATTGGGTTTAGACCAGCCTGGCATATGCCCTGCTTGTGTGTATGTACGTTCACCGTAATCATTACCCCCATTGCCAAACTTATGTTGAATGCCGTATTTTAATATATGCCCCTTCCATGTGAAACAGTAAACATAGATTTGGATATCTCTCAGACGACAGAATCTCATAATATCTGTGTAGTCGTCAATAGTTTTAAAATCTATAGTGTAAACGGCTGGAATATATTGTGTAATCATCGTCGCATCCTCGAAATGTCAATTGCTTCTTCATCACTAAAAACTGGCACAGCATTCGATTTATGCATAGTAGCAATACCTTTTACCTTAGTACCAGTGTATATTTTTGCAGGTAACAGAGTAGCAACCCCTGCGCCGGAATTGAGACTCTTGATATGATGTGTATTTGTTCTACCAATAGGTGTGGGCAGGGAGTAAGTTAATGTCTCTGCTGCCATTGCTCGCTTGCGTTTTTTATCTTCAGCTTCAACACCCCACTTTTTCTGAATAGCATTCCATGACTCGTCTAGTTCACGTGCCTTGCGAGCTTCTTCAGCATTGCGGAATTTGACTTTGCCTTTTTTCTTACCTGTGGTACTGAGCCAAGGACCTTCAAGATGCATCGTCATAATCTTCATCCGATAATTGATTCATAAACACATTAAGCTGTTCAATAAGATTTTGAACACCCTCTTTATTCATTGTAATCTCGTTGACTCCTATTTGTAAACTAACTCGATTATTATCAGTTCGACCCAATCGGTAGTATGTACGTGCAGGTGCTTCTTTAGGTTCTGGTGGAACAATATAGGGCATTTTAGGAATTTCTTTAAGTTCTGGAAATGGAACAATGTTACTAGGCTCTTTGCCTTTATTAAACCAATCAAACATCAATACTATCCTTTTTCTTCATTATATTCACACCACTGACCTTTTTCATAATTCCAGTGGCGACTATCAGTAAAACTCATATCCAATTGATAACCAAATAGTCCTAATTCAAGACGTGCGCCTGCGTGGTCCTGACAAACAGTCCAGTTAAACTCAATACGAAAAAGTTCAGAGTTCTTCATAAACTGCACTTCCCAGAACTTGTGTTTGAACGGAGTCTTTCCGTGCTTGGACCAAAGGCTGTCAAATCGATTACACCATTTGGGATTTCGAATGTTTACATTAAAGTAAATCATACAGTTTCAGTTTCGAGTTCTACAGATTGAACTGCTAATTCAAAGGTCTTTTGTATTTTTTTAGGAATACCTGTAAATCGAAGAATAGTGCCAGTTTGGTCAATTTTAAGACTACCTGCTACTACCCAAATTTTAGACCCGTTAGCATCAACGCCCGCTAGCTTTCGGACAACTCCGTTAATCAAACCAGTAGCAGTATCTTTACCTCTGTTCCAATGATAGGTAACTCCTTTGTTTGCCCAAATTTGTTCATCACCAGATTGATTACTGCACCAAAGTTTTAACTGTGTAAGTGTGTGTTCTGCGTTCATTATAAATCTCCTATAGCATATTATAACAAAATTTTAAGGTTTTGTCAACTATTGATCCACTCTTTGGCACGTTGCTTCGTACCTTCCGGATCACGCTTGTAATCTTCAAGAGCCGAACGAAGTGCTTCTTCGATAAACTGATTAAACGTCATATCACGGTCGTGTGCCAATTTCATATATTTGAGCAGTTCTTCGTCTGTGAAGTCAAGTGGAATACTAACACGAGTGTCGTAATCTTCACCTGCAACAATAGCCCGAGTCTTTTCGATCCAGTCTTCATCAGTTTCCAAATCTGTGTAGTCCACATTATCCCATGCTTGATTGCCCAATTCGCCACGCTGACTAACTTCTGCATCATATGCAGATTTGTAATCAGGATTGATAATTCGATACGCTCGATCGTGCGTGTAATCACATACGCCGACTTCGTACACTGTTTGAGTTTTAGTATCAAACACTATATCAATGCTCCAGCCACCCTTGCCGTGAATTCCGTTCCATGCACTTAGTTGATATGCAGTGTAGCCGTAGCAGTTCCAACCATAGGTATCGCCTTCGGTAATTCGATACTCAGTAACTTCCATCCATTGTTTAATATTAATCATTTTATATCTTCCTTAATAATTCAAACATAATTCCTATTACAGGAATCAATAAAAGGGCTAGCCCAAAAAGAACCAGCCCTTCCATAATCGTTAAAACGATTGTTTCTAACAATTATCGACCGCTGATGTTACCCAATGCAGTCATGTTACTTGGCACAACAATAGTTTGCACTTTGCCGTTCTTAATACCTTCAGAGATGTTAAGTTCAGCCTGCGCCCGCATAAACGCAATTGAGCTAGTTGAGTTGTTAGCCAACGCCGCCATACGACGCGATTCAGCTTCGGCAGTCTTAACTTCAATTTCCTTCTGCTTCAACTCATTCTTGGCCTTGACCAATTCGTTAGCACTGGCCACAACACTGTCTGCTGGCACAATATTACGAATCAAAACCTGACTGATCATAATAGTGCCGTCCAACTTTTCTTCTGCCAAGTTACGAACGATTTCGTCTTGAATGAACTTTTCCATTTCGCTACGCTTGTCTGCCATGTCCAATGCTTCGTACTTACGTGCTGCCTTGTAGATGGCATTACGAGCATTTTGAACAATGTAGTTATACATCACATAGGTGTCGCCTTTGAACTCGGCGTGGAAACTCTTGTTCTTAGTTGAATACAGTTCCGCCACTTGTTGTGGGTTGATGTTATAAACAACCACAGCATCAAAGTCTTTCATTGTTGAATTGTCAGCGGCAACAGGAGTCATGTCATTCAGTGCCACATTAACGTCTTTGATTGGGAATGTAAGTACATCACCGATCAATACCTGATTAAACGACCCGGGCAACAGTTCACCTGGCTGTACCTGTTTATCAAATCCAATTCGAACACCGACCTCACCAGTTTCGATACGAGTGCAGGCACTGGTCAATGCAACTGCGGCGGCAATAATGCCAAGTTTAAAATAACGATTCATTTAGATAACTCCATACAAAAAAAGATTAAGACAAACAACAAAACCAAACACAAAATACAAGGGCCTGAGCCAACGATCATTGATCATATAATACCTTAAAATAAAATTACAAACACTGCCATCAACATTACTGCTGCCAGTGATACAAGTATACTATAGCCTATGCTTTTTGTCAAGGCTAGTTGTTCCAAACCGTTCATATTTCTCAGGGCACGAATGCCAAAATGTATCAAAACGGCAAGGATAGCGAATGCAAACCAAAGTTTAATCATATCATTTATCCGTTAGTTGGAAAAGGCCAATCACCGCCTTGTGCTTTGAACACGGTGCCTAGAGGAGTCTTTGGCTCATAGCGATAGCGTTCTGGAGTACCATCTTCACGATCTTCTGTACCAGCATCGAATCCGTCTTCGTATGCTTGAAATTCCTTGTCAGTTAGATACTCACCGTCGTTATAGCCTTTGTCATAAAAGCCATCACTGTAACCCTTGCTAAACGGCCCGTAGTTAACTTTTGGCTCAGGAGCAGGAGCACGAACTGTGGTTGTACCGTGAGCATTACTTTGGACAGGTGCAGTAAAAGCATCCTTTGCTTCGACACCCATTTCACCAATAACTTCATATCGGCAAGCACGGCCCTTGGCACCGTTGTAGTCACTTGGGATGGATACTACATCAGCTGGGTCAATCTTAACGATAACAATACGGCTGTCACTGCCACCAAAGTGATCCAAGTAGCTCAAACCACAGAAGTGCAGACCAGTACTGCAAGTTTGGTCCTTGTTGTCATCGACCTGGTTGCGTTCCATTTCAACAACAGTACCTGGGCTATTGTCCATAGTACCACTGTGAATGTCTTTGAAGTCACGGCGTACTTTCTTGTAAGCCAAGAAGTAACCATCCGGAGTAATCGGCAAACTGTTCTTTTCCAAAAAGCCATAGAGCTCATCGACACTACGCTTGCTTGGGTTCTTCATCAGATTATGCATGAACAGAACCATTGGCTCAATAGTGAAACCGTCCTGCAACATAGCAATCATGCGGCTTGCCAGTACACCTGCAAAAGGTTGACCTTTCCAGAACAGTTGCTCGCCCTTGACGCTGATGTTGCCAGCACCGTAGTTCAACACAACCTTAACTGGATCGATGATACTTTTAACAGTGTCCCAATCTTGTGCTTTGATAGCATCAACTACCTTTTGGTAAGTGACGTGGGTTTTAGAGATCGTATGTGGCTTGCCGTCAATGACAACAGTAACATTGGATCCTTGGAGGATAAACGGATAACTCATTTTAATTTCCTGTGTGATAAGTTTGATAAAAAATGTCTTTTTTGACTACACCGTAGTCATTTGAGCCGTGACGGACGATATAGTCTTCTCCGGTATTATATTGTAACTTCTCTCCCCAACTAGTGTCAACCGATCCGGAATGATCGGCTAACTTGGCAACCTTCATAATCTTCTTAGGCTGACAAATACCATTACCTAAATCGTCTTTGAGGCTGTGAAACTTTTCTGGAGGGATAGGATACTGTTCGCCTTTAGGGCCAGTAAGGATGTAAAACCCTTTTTTGTAATTAACTGGTCCTTCTAGGGTTTGAATGACTCCATCCTGATCTGCAATAGTGTATTTTTCTTTGGCAGGCTTTTTGTAAGTTTCAAATCCGCCATTTTTAAACCAGTTGTCAGTAATACCCGTGCCTTCTACAATGTTAATAAATTCTCTCATTTAAATGCCCTTTTTTGCATCAATTAGATTTACATACTCGGCAATGTCGCTTGCCTCTACGCGGTAGGTGTTCAGCTTGTTCAAAAGTGGATACCTATTTGCTACTAACTTCATTTCATTGTTGTACTTGACCAACAGTGCGTCCGGGCTAAGATTAGCTGAAGGTGCAAAGCGACGGAACAAGCGTTCAACATTGTAAGAGTTACCTTGGAACTTATCAATTTTGGCAAATGTCTCTACAATTTTGGCGTAGGGACTATTGCCATCAATCAGTTCCAGTACACTCTTATTGTACTGCAAAATATCCGCATTATCAAGTCGGCTCTTAACCAAACTCATCAAAATCTTCGAAGTATCTTTGCCATTCAATGTTGCGGCAACATGCTCTTCAAAGTTGATCCAGTTCTTCATCTTCTTGATTTCTTCAATATCGCTCTTGCGAACACCGTAGATAGTTCCACTGAACAATCCGGGTAAGCCCTTGACGTCATCGTACAGCTCAGCACCGCTGGAATATCCCTTGGCACTCTGCATTGTAAAACCACTCAACGGAACATAGTAGAAGGTAGCTGTTTTATCAAACGTGTTAGCCTTGCCAGCGTCACGCCAAACCATATCTTCATCACTGCGGCGATAGTTATTACTGTTACGCTTTTGAAGGCTTAGGATAGTAACGTTCTTGCCCAAAGTCTCACGTTCACGTTGTTTCAGTGTACTTGCGGCAAAGCGTCGAGCAGTAGGGGGCTCTTGGATAGCGGCAAAGAACGCGGCAGTATCCATGACCTTGGTCTTGTCAGCTCGTTCCAAAATCCAGATAGTACGAGCATAAACATCGCAACCAGTTTCACGATAGTGATATCGAGCACGTTCAGCAGCACCGGTCTTCAAATCATTGACGATGAAGTGGCTGCTGTCGTCAACATTCACTTGCCATTCTTGCCAAGTGATGTAATGTCCGTTGGCATCTTTAGCATGATTATCTGCATATTCGGTAGTTGACTTGCCGTTATTCACAGTCTTAATACCGCGGTTTTGACGTAGTTGACGAATTTGGATGTTCCAGTCTTTAGCCAAGTCCTCTACTTTGAAATCAAAGCGAGCCATTTGGCTGTATTGTTTAGTATTATAAGTAGGCAAGTTAGTGTCAAAGGCATACTTGGCCACAGCCGCGGTCCACAGTCGGTGCTCTTTCTTCTTGTATAAGAACACAGCACGATCCCACAGGTTCTCAATGAGATCTGCTTCTCGAGCAATAACCACTGCTAGAGCCGAGTTGACCTGTTCCAACTTGGCTTTGATAGACGCAATGGTCGACGGAATGTAACTCAAACCTTCTCGACTGGCTTGGAAGTCCAGCTCGCCAATGCCAAAGTGCATTTCCAACCCGCAACCCAACAGTGCACGAACATCTGCGTCAATAGTTTGATCAGCGGCTGGAATATCAATAGGGTATGCAATATTACCCATAACAGCCGTGCTTTGGCGTTGATTCTTCAGCGCATGGACGCCGGGAACAATATCACGACTTTCGTAATCAATAAGATCAAATGTAAAGTCTGCATTGCCTGTAATGACAGGTTTGAGAGCAAAGTGACGATACACATTTCGAGCTTCTTGACGGAACTTGTCAAAGTCGTAGCGTTCGTTGACGCTGAACTTGACCTCAACACCGCTAGGTTCATCTGTAGCTTCTTCCATCATCTTTGCAATAGATGGAACACCTGACTCGTTAATGAACGCGGTGTAGATGCCTTTACGGCCGCCTTTGATGGCGGTTACAGTGAAGTTATCAGTATAACTAAAAGGAGACTTGCTGCCGAGACCCAAAGCGCCGATGAAGGCATTGCTATCAGTCTTAGTAGACTCAAAGTATGTTGTGTAAATGTTTGTAACTTGTTCATGGCTTAGACCTGTACCGTAATCACGGATGGAAAAATAGGGTTCTAATGTATTAGGAAGATGTACATTAAAAGGAGTAGCAGTATTGCCAGCGGCAACATGACTGTCGGTAGCATTGCAGCTCAACTCTCGAACAATCGCCCGAATTTTGTTTGCATAAAGTCCAGAGCTCAAAATAGAGAATGCTTTGGCACTGTTGCGAATACGGAACTCGCCAATTTCACCAACATTGGAAACAACTGCTTCGTTAACTGGAGCATTGTTGAGAATCATTTTTTACCTTTCAGTAGTGTGTCTGTATGTATATATTATACAAGAAAAAACCAGTCCTGTCAAGAACTGGTTTATCCAATTATTCTTCAATATCTTCGGGTAATATTAAATCCACGATATCCTCAAAGTTGGGCAACGATGTTACATGATAATCTTTATCACCAATCATATAACAACTTGTCCAACTGTGCTGATTGTTTGAAGTTTCGTAAGGTTCCATCATTGCCAACAATAATAGAACTTGTTCTCGTTCTTTTCCTTCAAGTGTCCTTTTTGGAGGCCCCATTACTTTACGTAGAAACGCTTGAGCCTCTTTAGGAGTCAGTTTGCTAATACAATCAGCTGACAAAATACTCTTGGTCATGGTTCGTTAGGAAGAATACCGTTACTTTTTTTATCTGTATGTGCATCAACGTCTTGGAATAGACGTTTCTCTTGTGCTGTTAGCTTATCCTTATGAGTCTTGCGAGGATTGCCACACATAAAGCATTGTGGATTACCACAATCCATTGCATGGTGTTTGACCAGTCGATGCGGTTCTTTTAAAACCTTGTTTTCATCAGCAAATGAATTATGTTGTTTGGCAATTTTAGTTTGCTTTTTAATAGCATTCCCATCTTTGAGCAATCTCTTGCTATGTTTGAATTTATCTTCCTCTTTACTCAAAATCAACTCCTCAAGCTATATACTGATTAAAAAGCGTCCATATAGTTGTAATACTTTTCTTTAACACGGTTCAAAGTGACACGGTCGCCTTCTGCGTTAATAAAGACAAACTTACCAGCAGTCGGATCGATCTGCTTGAGATCTTCTTGAGTAAAACTGGCATCTTCCCAATTCCAGACATCATCGCCGTTGTCATCCTTTTCGTCCTCGTAGACCTTGTAGTCAATACAGACACGATTTGTTAATGGGTTGCCAGACCAGTGATCTGGTTCAACCTTCCCTGGATCGATGTCTAGCCCTTTGATCTGAAGACTAACCTTGTACTTGCTGTCACCGCCAAACTCTGGCTTGGCGTTCAGCATCTTCATGCTTTCGCTTGGGCTTTCGTTGTAGCGATTCATTTCTTCAACCAATGCCTTTAGCATGTCAAAGTTGAACTGATCGAACATAGCAGCTACACGGCACACGCCTTGGATGTGTGTCTTGTTCACTAGATTATCTTCACAGTATTCCACAATGAAGTCCTGTTCCAGGCCTTTAAAGTCCAAACTGTAGAAGATACGACCGGGACGGTTACGCATATGATTATCAATACGCCACTTGTCGTTACAGGTCAAGATGAACAGTTTCTTACTGGGGTAAACACCGTCCAGTAAGGTCAACATTTTTTCTTGGTCATCCTTGCTGTAGACCTTTTCAAACTCGTCAAACAAGATCACAGTGGGTTGCTCAATCATCTGCATGAAAGCATTGAATCCTTCGCCGCACCATGGTTCGTTAATAACAATAGTCGGAACTCCGGCTTCTGCGGCAGTGACTGCCAACATCTTAGCCAACAGAGTTTTACCTGAACCTTTTTCTCCGGTAAGCATTACACCAGTAGATGCTGTGCGATCATTAAAAGTGTTGAGGATACGCTGGCTCTGTTTGCGAGTATCGCCGTAGACCTTGCCTCGGATCTCAAATGATTCAATCTGTTCAAGATAAAAGCACCCAGCCATTTTGTCAAACTTAACAGTGTAATTACCAGCAGGTAGGCGCTCATGTAGATCCATTGCTTCCTTGGTAGAAACATTGAATCGAGTACCTGATTTCATAAAATAAGTCATTGCTGTCTTTCAGTGTGTTGTTATGTATAAATTATACAATAAAAACAAGGGGTTGTAAATCCCCTTGTTAGTTTTATTTGCGAGCGTTAGCTCGAACAGTAGCAAAGTCGATTTCTTTAATCAGCTTACCGTCACGGTAGACTTCTTCAAGAACTTCAGTTGCGTCACCAACGCCGTAGTCTGTCCAGGTCTTTGGCTTGTCAACAGAGCTAAAATACTCGCGTCCACTTTGCCACAATGTTACGCGACCTGCTTTAGACTTCTTGCCGCTGTCAGTAATCGGATCTTTTTGTACATCGATCCAACGACCGTTGACTTCTGCACTAGAACACTTCATTGCAAACTTCAGTGTATCACGATCCAATTGCTGGAGCAATGCGCCGCCCATACCAAATGCAATGTTATCAGCACTCCAGCCCATGGCCATGAACCCACCGAGGATACTACGGATACTCAATTCGTTTACACCGTCGCCTTGGATCAAACGCACATTGTTAAGTACTTTGAAGCCTTTGGCGTTTTTGGTGTAACCAAATTTCTCTCCAAGGATCTCAATCAACTGTTGGTTGATAGTAAGTGGATCTCCACTATCTGGACGAATGACTACAGTTGCACCGCTGTCAATAACTTGTTGCCGAAGTTCTTCTCCCCAGAGGGTTCGGGCGGCGTTGAAGATGTCATAGGAATCAGACACGACAGCAACAATGCTTCCGGGCTTGGCGAACTGATCGAGCATGTTGCGGTAGGCATCGACTTCTCCATCTCGTCCCCAGCTTGTAATGGTGCTGTGTTCGGCAGCAGGAATTGAGAAGCCAGCAATACCAGCGTTATAAAACTCACGAGCGTGTAGGATACCACTGATAGTATCGGTCCCCATAAAGTTGACCAAGTGGGCCGCGCCCCCAATGGCAGCAGATTCAAGGCTAGATACGCCCCGAGCGCCAAAGTCATGCAACTTAAAATCGATAGTGCTAGGATCACCAGTTTTCTCCAGATAGTCAAGAATGACTTGTTTAATTGTCCAGCTTTGTGTTGCCACAGTAGTACCGTACCACACTGCACGAAGCAAGGCTGTTTCTAGCCATGTTGTGAGCCAGAAGCACTCGGGGTCTGTGTTTTCAATGGTTGCAAGTACATTTTTAACAGGGACGACTGTGCCTTCGGGGACAGATTTGATGACAACTGGGAGGTATCCCATGTGTTTGTCAAGAATGTACTGCCATCCTGATCGGTTGAAAGGCTCACCGTGAGCGGTAAGGATTTCTTCAGCAATGTCGATGTCTGCTTGAGTGATTGGTTCCAGCAGGTACTCTTTGATAAAAGCCTGTAGTCCGAAGAATACTGTTTGATCGTATCGGCCTCCGCGGCTCTCAATATATGAATATACACCGGTAGTACCTACTGGATATTGGCGATCCATACTCACTTTATATGAGTCGGTGTTCAGGATGATGTTTTTTGCGAGTTTCATAATAAAGTTCCTTTATTTAAAATGCCAGGCGTCTATCGCTTGGACTTGTTTACAGTATAACACAGGCCTATTCCTGTGTCAAACTATTCTTAACCAAATTCTACCAAAGTTACTGTTCCACCTTTAGCGGCAACACGGTAGGCAAATTCTTCAATCATTGGAATGATTGTCTCACGATCGCCACCTGCCAGACCCATACCAATGTAGGGCAAGCCAATTCGTTTATCGCCGTAAGCGTATAACAATTTTTCCAGAATCAACAAGAAAGCAGTATACTCAAACACATCGTTACCTTGACTCATATTGTACTGTGTATAGGCGTTGACAATCAAAAACTTTCCAGTAAAGGCAGTGGTAAAATTGCCCAACTTGCAATAGTCGCCCTTTAGAGTTTCGTTATCAACTTCTGCCGCCATTGGATATCGTTCACGGATCTCTCGGGCAATTCCTCCGCCCATTGTGTTGAAGCAGTTACATCCCTGTACAATAATATCGAATTCACCTGCTTCTGCTAGATCTAGTAGATTACCCTTGGTGTGTTTCAATGCTGACTGGGGAAAGTCAACCGGATTGTCTGTGTTTGTATAGTGTTTCATTCTTCGTCCTCGTGCAAATCTTCGGGCGGCAAGTCCGCTTTTGGAGTACGGCCGGCTTTTTTAGCACCCCAAGGCGACGGGGGAGCACCTTCTACTCTACCGCTTTCTCGGTATGCTGCCTGTTGAATAACTCCGCCTCTGGCCAGGAATTCTGCAATTGCAGTATCTGTATTTGTATCTTTTTTCATTCTTCAACTCCGAAATGTTCTTTTACTGTGATAGCGCAATGTGACCCAAACCATTGGTCGTGTGTCCGACCTTCATTAATACACAATTCGGCACATTCCTGAACAATCAACTCGGCAAAATATTCCAAGTCTCGGTCTGTGACGGTCATTGCGTTATCGCCATATGGAAGACCTGCTTGATTCATTTGGTTGATAAGTTCTCGAATTCGTTCGTTCATATTAAGCTCCTAGAAAATGTTGGATGATTTCATAATGGTCTTCGAAGCATTCTTCGCTACGCACCTCTGCGATAGGAACCCAACGTGCCTTTTCAGCATCGTCTGATCCCTTTACCTTGGGCAGTTCACCATCTGGCAATTGAATGTGGAATGCGTGGGTAATGATACGTCCACGTGGACTACGGTCAACAGCATCAAACACCTTACTACGTACAATGCTACCGCGCAACACTGGAGCAGGTACCCGAATCATTGTTTCTTCACGTAACTCTCGTATGGCAGCATCCTCTACGCTTTTATCTGTGTTAGCATTGACATAGCCACCGGGCAGTGCCCAAAGACCCTTGCCAGGCTCAGCACGGCGCTTGATCATTAGTACGTGTCCACTACAGATTACAATCGAATCAGCAGTACTAAAGATAGGAGGATAAGGTAGCGAGGCATACTGTTTTTTGTAGTTGGCAACAAACTCACGCTCACGTATGATCTGTTCATATTCAGCATGATGGCGGAATTCTTCCAAAAAGTCAAACACAGTTTCTGGCACTACACCACGGATGAACTTCATGTTGACATCACGCTTGAAGTACAGGTCACGAATGTCTACGGCACTAAGGAACTCAATCAGTTCTACGTTTTCGTATCCCCACTGCGGGAACATGTCCAAATAGAAGCTGCTGTCGTCTTTCTTGTGGCCAATGATGCCAGTTTTGGTACCAAGGACTACATACTTGCTGACAATACCTTGGATACGCACGGCCCAGGCTTGGTCGTTATAGATAGTGTCCACATTGGGTTCAACGTAGATCTGCATATTCAACCCACGAGTAGCTGATTTGATCATGCCCGCACGTTCAGCTGATGTAAATGGGTTCTTGTAGGTGCGCGGTTGAGCCGCTGAACCAGTGATGATGATTAACTGTTCGCACAGGGCAGTAGCACGTTTTACAATCTCAAGGTGTGCTGAATGAAACGGTTGAAACCTACCAATGAGCACTAGGGTGTGATATTTCTTTGACATTCAAAAATCCTTTGAATAATATACGCTCAGAGTCTATCTCTTTGCTGTATGTATTTATTATACAGGTTTTCTTTCCTGTTGTAAATCGATTATTTTACCAAAACATCAATCAAACTGCGTTTTGGCACGATAAAATCTTTGGCAATTCTAGAGCCTTCCAATCTTACTGCGGGATCCGCGCTGTTAAGCATCTCGCCAATCAACGCAGTTTTTGCCATATCGTTCATTGTTTTATCACGGCTAACACTCTTTTCTACATCAGGTGTAGCACATCCTGTCAACAACAATCCAATAATTGGTAATAGTTTTATTAAATGTTTTTTCATCTGTATATTATATACGTAAACAAAGGGTCTATCAAGACCCTTTGGTGATTTACATCAACTGTTTAATACTTTAGCAACTGAATTTATAACAGATGCAATACGTCCAATGTCACGAAGTTGTTCCACAGTATAGCCTTCCTTCTTTAGCGTGTCATAGTGTGCCTTAACGCAGAAGTGACACTTGCCAACAATACTAGCGGCTAAACTATATGCTTCAAAACGAGCTTTGGTTGTACCACCGTGGCTGGCAATAGCGTTCATACGCAACTGTGCTGGCAATCCTTTTAATGCCGGATCTTCTGCCATTTCAACATAGGGATACCATACGTTATTCTGTGCCATAATGCTTGCAGCCGTCATTGCGGCATCACGCTCTTTAACATTGTCTACTGTGTCTGTCTTAATATTTAAATCTGTGTTTGCTAGAACCCAAGCAAGTAATTTGCCATTGCCTGTTGCTACTAGAGCAGCCAAAGCACATGCTTCTGCTTCTACAGGATCTAGTGTTGAACGCTTGATGACTGCGTCAAGATTTAACTTTGTATCTTTGGCATATTCAGGTAATGCCTCTTTGACCATATCTACCCATTGTGTCATCGTGTTTGATCTCCTAAAATTCTATATCCTCGACCTGTAGGATGAATGCCATCTGCACTCATATGATCCTTGGGTCTCGGTAATATTGTGTCTCCGTATTCTTGTGCAATACGAACTATAGCATCGTGCGGTACTGGCTTTCGATCCTTTCCCGGATCAATCCAAAATACCCTGTGAGCTGTAATTGCTTCTCGCATTTTACGAAGTTCTCGTTCAGTTTTTACGCCCGCATGGTCATTAGCACCCAGACTGATGATCACAGTTTTGGCAGGATTGCCTTTTACTTTTTCTAAGTAATCTTTGTTCCATTGCCAACTGTTCCAACCGCCTCGAGCATGGCTCACACATTCTTTGCGAGCCATAGCAGTACCAACGGCAATACTATCACCTATAATCAAACATTCTAACATTTTAATATTTCCCCGAAGCTAATACAATCTTACAAATATGCTCTAAGCGCTCAATATGCTCGTAAGCACGCCAGGGGCTAGTATCAATAGCCACAACCCCGTGTCCTTTGATGCCCACTATGTCATAAGCAATATTTCCTTGATCATCTAGTTGTAATGCTTTATGACATTGATCTGCAAGCTCTTGACTGATGGGAGCAACGTCACCTACATTGGGTGCAACTCGTGTATAACGATTAAGTTCTGGAAACGCATCGCTAATAGTACTCAAATCAATACCGGCGTGCATGGCTGCGATACAGTAAGTAGGATGAACATGCACTACAACTCGAACATCTGTGCTGTGTTGTCCCATTTTTCGTTGTAGTCCAAAATGTAGAGGAATCTCTCCAGACGGTTTGAGATTGGCACTGATGTCAGTGTAGGGCATATCGAACCAATCCTGATTTAGGTCATTGGGCTGGAACATTAGACCAATCTTCTTGAACTGATCTGGTTGTAGAGTCTGCTTACGCACACCCGAGGGAGTGATATAAAAGTGATCGCGGTCGTGGTGACGAATACTTACATTACCATCACGGCTGGTAATCCAGTTGCGCTGGTAAGCGTCTTCAAGAACTTCACAAATTGTTTCTAACATTTATGCTCCGTAGTATCTATTTTTTGGCATATCTACAGCAAGTGCGTCTTCGTATGTAAGTGAAAGATCGTTCCAGATGTTACGATTGTTCCATTCACGAATTTTATTAAGTCGCTCTTGGTCAGTTAATTCATAACATCTGGGATTTCGATCAGGCTGGCGCAGAGTTTCTACGCCTCGACTGAAGAATTTTAGCATTAGAGAGTCTCGCCGCCCACTGTGCGGTTGCAAGCACACAGTTCACCTGTTTGCAATGCGTCCAATACACGAAGTGTTTCTTCTGGGCTACGACCTACGTTCAAGTTGTTCACAGTCACGTGCTGAATAACGTTATCTGGGTCAACAATGAATGTAGCACGAAGTGCGGCACCTGCCGGAGCATAGAACACACCGAGCTGTTCAATCAAACTTACACTGCCACGTTCTTCACCTGGTTGGTGACGAGCAGTGTCGGCAAACTGATTATGACGAATGTTCTTTAGATCTGGATGTGCGTTTTGCCAAGCTACTTTACAAAACTCGTTGTCTGTTGAACCAGTGAGCAATACTGCATCACGGTCGTCAAAGTCTGCTGCTAACTTATCATAGGCTACAATTTCTGTAGGGCAAACGAATGTAAAGTCTTTTGGATAGTAAACGATTACTTTCCACTTGCCCGGAAAGCTCTCATCTGTAATTGTAAAGAAAGCATCTTCTGGCTGACCAAACCTTACACCGATCACTGCAAATTTTTCTAATTTATCGCCAACTGTTTTCATATCTTCTCCTTGTGTGTGAAATGAATATTGAGAACTTCGTGTTCTATAATTATATTATGCTTTTATTTACACTATAGAGCAAGCATTTTTAATAACTTTTATCTAATATATTTTTATGAGCTCAATAGATTTTAACAATAAAGAAAGCACCCGAAGGTGCTTTCTGCTATTTCCTGTTGCTAGGCATAGCTGCCCCGATAGCCGATTTAGGCGGCCATCAAAAATGCTTCATCATTTGCATTTACTTTGTTTTGCTTCTGCAACCGGGAATCCCCAATCCTAACGGCTTCTACATTGCCGGACTGTCCATTTCCGTACTCTTGACCCAATCGATAGCCTGGTCACCCCCACCTAAATATACCTTATACACTTAGGTGGAGGTGGTGGGAGTCGAACCCACGTCTTGAATCCGTTTCTGTCAACTTCATACAGTCTTAACTTACATTATATATTTATATGTAAATCTTGTCAAGAACTTTTAGGATCGACATAAATATATGTATGAAACATAAACACCATATTGTTCCAAAGCATCGCGGAGGGTCTGATGATACTACTAATCTAGTAGAACTAAGTCCAGAAGAACACGCAGAGGCACATCGTAAATTGTATGAAGAATACGGACATTGGCAAGATTATCTAGCGTGGCAGGGTCTTGCTAAACTTTCTATTAATAAAGAACATATAAAACTAGTGTTATCTGCGGCAGGAAAAAAGGGCAGGGCTATAAGACAATCTAAAGGTGGGAACAAAGGTATGAAATATAATATGGAAAAAATTAAAGCACTAGGCACCCGCAAAGGCGAAAAAAATCCTAGTGCTAAAGAATTTACAGTAGTATATCCGGACGGGACTACCGAAACAATCAAATCTCTTAAAACTTGGTGTGAATCAAACGGCTTGAACTACAACAGTTTTCATAACCAATGTGTTGGTAGAGGTAAGCCGCACAAAGGATATAGTGTTATTATAGTTTCCTAATCAACCAACCTTGTAGTTCCCCTACCTGCTTTATATCAGTTCCTTGATTTAGGATTTGCCACATATACCCTATAGTAAGAGATTTCCTTTTCATTTTTTTCTTTAACCAATCACACATTTCATCTCTATCAGAAATAGAAATTGTAATAGAAGATTTATCTGTAAGGAATGGGTATTGTTTTTTTCTAAGATTTATATACCTACCATTTTCTACTTTACTACCGTCGGATGACCTAATATAATCTCCGTTAGTCCACGGAAGCAAATAATCTCTAATTTCTTTAGGAGAACAAGTTGACATATTAAATCGAATATGATATATAACACTCGGTGGAAACTTATTATCACCCCATACAATATCATATTCTTCAAGTAGATCAACACCCGGCGAAGTTATTTCCCAAACACCAAATCCAAAAGTTTTTTCCCACTTAGAAATATTTTGTTCGTGAGTCTCTACATCAACAGTATTGAGACCGTTATTGATAATGTGATACACACGATCTTTATGAAAGTCAAACCCTTTAGATTTTAAGAATTTTCTTGCTGTATCTACATACCCATCTCTGCGATCTGATCCAAAACTGTTTAAGTAAATCTCTTCATATAATTCAGTTGGACACGCCCCAGCATCTTTTTTTGCCTGTTTAATAGATGAAGATCTTTTATTTGATACATTAGGGTTTGCCCATGTTCTTCGATTGTTTTCTGATATTTTTAATGATGTGGTATCTCTTTTGATATCTTCGTCAGATGGAAGTTTTAACCCTGCTAACAAATCATCAAGTTCGGAATTAAACGATTTCTTTTTAGTAGTCATTATTTTAATGGCCTTTCATTTCCTGTTGCCACTGGTCGATGTAATTTTCTGGATCGTTGATCATTGCCTCAGCAAGGCGGCGGACAGTCCTGTAAGATGTGCTACGGAGTTTGTCCCAGTTTGAATACATCCATCCCATCAGTTCTGTTTTTTGATCTTCATCAAGATCGTGACCTTCAAATGGTTGTGTATCACCAAGAACAAACGCGGTCCAGCCCCATTGCTTCTCCCAATCAACATTCATTCGTTTATACTTAACCCTGTCTAACACAGGACCAATAGCAGATTTTAGTTTGCCACGGAATGCTTTTGGATCTTCTAAGTCTAAATTACACAGAACAATAAAACGGACACGGTCCATAGGAATACTTACGCCTACTCCGTCGCTTGGCATATACTCTTTAAGAGCATCAACAATGCCCTGACGCTTGGGATCAGTATCCGCTTGCTTTTGTAAAGAAGTAAGAGTGTTAGTCATACTAACAGGGTGATTAAAAGTAGGAATAATGCCCTGGTCGTAATCAACATCGGCCATTGCAATTTTCCACTTGTTTAGAGTTTCATAACTGTTAAACACAACATCGTCGGCATCGTCGAGTATAACAACAAGTTCTTCGCCTTGCTTGAGAGAATACACACCGCAGGCCAGTTTAATAGTTAGAGCAATGTCGGTCATTCCTGGAGGAATAAGAATAGATTTAACTTTGGCCTTATTACACTCGTCTTGTGTGCCGTATGTCTTACCAACTCCTGGTGGTCCTGACAAGATAGTATGGCGTGTTGCTTCTACCTTTTTATTCTTTAATCCAAGTGCCCCGCGAATAAAATCACGAGAATTTTCGTCGGCCAATTTACCTGCTTCAACAAGTAAGTTTTGCTCTTTGGATTTGAACTTTAGCATTTATCACCTCTGTGTGTTTGTATATATATTATAGCAAAGTTTTACCAGTTTGTCAAGGTCAGTTTGTCCAAAATAATAGGCCTATTATCCAAATGGTAGAAACACGGTTTTGCCCCGCGTCTTGAATCCTTTTCTGTCTACTTCATACAGTCTTAACTTATATTTAAACATCTTTTTGCAAAAATGTCAATATCTTTGACAAACTTCCCAGAGTGTGTTTGGCCTTTGCCGAGCCCGTAGTACCGATCTACTGCTTACTGCTATGCAGCTTGCCCCTGCGAAAGCAACATAAGATTTATGTCTAAATTATTTATGATTAAGTTTTACTTGGACGTAGAACTATCGTAATGCCGCCTTGGCTAGGAGTCCAAATAGGTGTTTTACCAGTTGGACCGCCCCAAGCTACTGTTAGGTCTCCATCGTCTGGATTATTATTTTTACCTGCTACTGCTTTAGGAGTTTGATTGCCACCTACGAAAGAATACTTACCGCCTGCTATCTGATATATAAATGACACATGACTAAAATTCCAGCGTACTATATCGCCCGGCTGTGCATCTTTTATAGATACAACCTGAGCTTTCCATCGTTTGGGATTATTTTGAAAAGCAACGGTAAGAGCTTCGGGCGCCCAACGGTATCCGCAATTTTTTAATGCATAATTAACAAATCCTGCACACCAAGCTGTCTGATCAGTGTTCCAGGGACTAGATTGCGAAAATCCCAATTCAGTCCAAACATTAAGAATTCTTGGATTACTAGGCCTGCCACGTTGACCAGATTCTCTCCATAATCCCCTATCTGCTTCTTCTAGCCTAGCTTCAAGCCAAGGTATAAGATCATTTGAAGATGCTACAGGGTCTCTATTTTCTGTAGGAGCAGTGACAGCTACTGGCACAGGAGTGTAATACTGTTTTACTCCATTTTGAGCTGCAACAGTGTTATTGTACTGCTGAGGATTACCTACATAGGCTTGTGTATTCAATGCCACTACGCTTACCGCATTTGCGTCTACAGTAGCAGCCAGTATATCACTGGCAAACACATTATTTGACCCTTGTAAAATAGCACCTTCCCTTGCTACTAAATCACCTGCACGAGCAATGGGTTTATTTTCCACAAACACAGTGGTTGCGCCCTGAACTACTGCATTTCCTCGCTGGGTAATAGATCCTTCGTGTGCAGTTTTTTTGTTGTTTGTAAAGACAGTGTTAACGCCGGTGGCAATTTTACTTCTAGCAGTACCATCAAGCTCAACACGAGCTACTGCTCTATTAGTCATGTTATAGATTCTTTAAGGCGTTGGTGCCGATTAAATTATCAATCAGATAACTCGATACAGCAGATGATGTTGATGTTGCACTTTTATTAGTTGATATTTTACCTAAGTCTTGGGTAATTGACATTGCATTTTGATAGAAACTCTCATCTCCTGTTCTTCTAGTAACTAATAAAGATAATAAATTTGCAAAATTTGTATTTGCTGAATTAACGGCAGCACTGATAGCCGGAGTAACAACTGTAGGACTTGGTGCCAGCAGTGTATTGATAGTATTTACATTACTAAGTAACGCTGTATAATAGCCTTCGAGATCTGATACTATAAACAAACTAGTAAAGGCTCCTAGACCCAGTGCCCCAACGGTAGACGATGAAGTAGTTTCGGTTTGATACACCAATGTTTGAACAGTTTTTAATACTGATTGAGCAGAAGTAAAGGAAGGTCGTGCAGCACTGTTTGATTGTCTAAGATTACTTAATCGTTCTGTGTGACTAATAAAAGTGTTAAATTCTTCGGGTGTTCCGTTGGCTTTAGTATCGCTAGTTGTTAATTCTTTTGTTATGGCTGTATATCTTGTATCCATTTCACTAGCATATGATCTTAGTATATAATCAGCAGTAAATCCGCCTTCACCATCGAGGATAGGCACATAGTAATTCCATATTGAAAAATACAAGTTTGTTGAGATAGATGTTAACAAAGATACAACTGATGCTACAGGGTTTTTAAAATATGTTGACGTAGAAACATTACTAGTTGCAATTGCTGTATAAACAGTTGCAGTATTATCTCTAATAAGTGACGATTCTTTTGCAAGACGTTGATCTAAATCGCCGTAAGGATCTATTGCTGATCCGAATTTAGCAGTATCAAAATTAAACCCTAGCCTAGATTGTATAGAACTGCCGTAAGACATATTAATCCTTTAAGGGTTCGGCGGAATTACCGGAGGAACCCAAACACCAGTTCTAGCTGCTGTGCTACTTGCTTTCTTAGCAAGTTCTGCCGCTGCTTTGGCAGGATCTGCCACTGCCGCCGTAAGTTTGTTAAGACCGAGGTACGCCCAGAAGCTGGTAAGTTGCGCCTGGCCCCATGTTACTATTGAAGAGTTAACAATGTAATCTTTAAGTTGAGTGATCAATTTGGTTGCTACACCTTGCACACTTGTTTGGAACTCTGTAGATAAGTTAAGCAATGCACCTTGTGATATTTTTTCTTTTAGTGTGTCGATGATTGGCGGAGTTGGCTGAGGGGCAATCCCGTTTCGTTGTAGAGCTGCAATGGTTTCAGTTTTCTGAAATCTATTAGTTTCAATTTGATCAGCAACGGCCATTGCCTGTAAAGTTTCTAATCTGCTTGCGCCTAGTGACTGCTGTTTCATTGCACTGGATAATTCCCCAATTGCACCAGTAAGCGCCGATTGACCTTTTTGAATATCAATCATTGTGTCATTTAAGTTTGCAAGTTGACTACTGATGTTAGCTAAACTAGCTGCTGGACTGCCTGGCACAACTAACGCAGTGGTCCCCCAATATTTCGCTTCGTTGACTGTAATTATTGTGGTAAGGGCCGCAGCGATAGTAGCTAACTCTACCGATATTGCACCAAGTTCTAAGCTATTATCGATAGCAGTAAAAAGCCCTGCGCCACCAGTTGCCCCCATTGGGGTGGTAATTGGGATACCCATAGTTATTCTCCTCTATGATAGTATTTATCTATCAATATATTGAGTTTATTTTAGAGCGATACCGGTGGTCCCTTGCATGTATTGATCGGCAGCGTCTTTCTTACTAGGTACCATGACAAACACATGCATTTTTTTGATGCTGATAGTTTCCTTATCTCCTAAGAAAATCCACGGCATCATGCCTAGTCCTTGTGGACCTGCAGATAATGCTAATGGTCTGTTGATTTTAATCTCGTCAGCAGTTTCGCTTTCGTAGCGAGCAATTAGTTCGTCGCCGTTTGCAATTTTTAAACTAACGACATCGCCGCTAGTAATAGGTTTTTCAATTAACATAATTTCCTTCTTTGTCTATTTCTATCCATGTATGGTCACCTAACCACTTGACCCTGCAGATATAGTTATATTCTGCAGGAGGTCCTGTAGACCATTCTTGGGGACCATGCCTTACTAATCTAGCAAGGTCTTTTCGTGTATCGTGAACTAACCAATATATTTGGTCGTGATAGACTTGGAATTCATATTTGGCAGCATGTACCATATCTGTAATTTCTAGTCTACGTTTAATACTGTCTGCTTGTTTGTGTAGCACCCTGACAAGATCCATGATACGATCATATTCCTGTTGAGCGTGCATCCTGGCAACATTCAACATGATGTCTTTTTGTTTTTCTACAGGTACAAGATCAAACTTAAATCCGCCGGCTTCAGTAGGATACTCAGTAACATTGCGGTTAAAAAAAGCCACGACTGCACCTGTTGAAGTGCTGTCGTAGCTGTTTCTACCTTTGGCAGAATTATGTTCCATTATTCCTCACCGATGAGTTTTTCCATTAATTTGTAATGATCGTATGCCTTCTTTAAAGCAGGAAACTTTTCTAACTTAATAGGATCTGGTTCTTGAAGTATAGCGAGCCGTTCTTCAATTTTTTCCATTATCTTTGCCAAATCTTTTCCATTAATCTTTATGTTTCCGTTTACGTCGAGATTGCCGTTAACGCTCATAGTGGCACTATTGGAATAAGTTGAAAAGGCCATGTTGCTATTATTAGCAGTGGACCAAGATGTTCCGTTAGACCCACTTGTTAAAAACTGTCCTGCGGTACCAATCGTACCATAAGATCCGGTTGCGCCCTGAGTACCTATTGTGTACGAAGTCGATGTAGAAAAATAATTAGCCATTTAAGTGAGCTTTTAACTCCGTGAATCCGCCGATTAATTTATCATCTAAAAAAATCTGAGGAACAGTACGTGCTGCTGGCACAGCTTCTAACAGTTCTTCTTTGGTGTAGCCATCTCCAATTTTCTTTTCTTCGAATGCAATACCTCGTTGTTTTAACAACGCCTTTGCTTGGTCACAATACGGACAATGATACTTACTCCATACAATAGCTTTCATTTTATTCCTTTTCTATTTCTACAACAACTGTCTCCCCGACTAGTTCTTGTACTATTGCTTCTAGATTAACAGAAAAATCTTTATTTGTCAACGATTCCGTGTCGTCGTCGGTACTTTTAATTAATTTGCTTAGTCGTATTACTACGAGTTCTTCTTGTATTTTTGCCATATGATAATTCCTTACAGAGATGGGAGTTCTTCTTTGTCAACTTTCTCAGACATAACACCAATAACGTAATTGGTAGACTCATTTTCCTGCAGAGCTGTTTGTTTCTTGTTGATGTTGACGTGCTTGTTAAACCAAGGGATGGGACTGTTCTTAGGATGCTCACCCAAGTACTTAATACCGATATCTTTTAAACGTGTAAATGCTGTGTAGTCCACAAAGTTAGATAGAATAGCAGCGTTGAGTCCAATGACTACACCTTTCTTAAACAAGAAGGTTGCCCAATCTTTTTCTTCTTGGATAACCTCCATGTACATTGCATAGACTTCAGCTTCGCATTCTTTTTCTAATTGTAGAAAGTCTGGATCGTCTTTGGTTACATTGTTGATCAACCAAGCAGTCCATTCAGTATGCAATAGTTCGTCTTGTAAAATAAGACTGATAATGTTGCCGTTACCAATATAGATACGATTCTCTACCATAGCTAGACTTGTAGCAAAGCTCACCATAAAGCGAAGGGCCTCCAGAGCGTAGCTTGCATGTAATGCCAACCAAATGGCTCGCTTGTGATCCATTGTGTTAATTTCTTCGCCCAACTCTTTACGGCAGTTGAGAGTATGAAGATCCTCATAGTAACGACCAATGTTAGCAGCCATACCAACAATTTCAGTTGTGTCGTGAATCTTGTTAAACTCTTCTTTAGGTACTCCATAAACATTCCTAATAATATGTGAATAGCTTTTGCTATGAATATTAGTCTCGAAGAAACTCCAATTGCTGACCAGTGCTTCTAGTTCGGGGATACTGATAACAGGTTGAAATACTTGACTGGGTGCACGACCTTGTATACTGTCCAATGCTGTTTGACGAAGTAGGTTGCTGGTAAAGATATGTTTAACCGCATCACTGGCTTCTTTATGATCCATCTTGTCTTTGGTTAGACTGATCTCCTCAGGGACCCAAAAAAATCCACGAGCCAATTCTTCATATTTGGCAATCTTAGGATATTTGACTTCTTCAAATCTTTGTACTGTTACCGGACCTGCTGGATCTAAAAACATTGTGCGTTTTAGATAGTTTGTCTGCTTTGATAAATTGTATTGTTCTTTACTCATTTTATTTTCCCTTTATAATCTGTCTGTGCTTAGAGCTTGCAGGCCAAACAATCATCTTCGTCTTCATAAAGCACTACATTGTCTGCGGCATTGATATATCCGGCAGCTACGATAGGAACTGAAGTAGCAGTTACACCTGCCTTGGCACCAACCTTGTTGATCAAGCTATAATAGATTGTCTTAATGCCCCACTTGTAGGCCAACATTAAATTCTTAGCAATTAATGTGCCGGGAACTTTGTTATCTGAATAATTAGCAGGGTTATAAAATGTATTGGTACTCAAACTTTGATCAATGTAAACAGCAAGCACTGCGGCTGTCTTTAAGTAATCTATACAATCCTTTTGATCCCACATCAACTGATAACGATTCTTTAGACGTTTGTACTCTGGCACGACCTGTACAAACGATCCAGCTTTTGATTCCTTAACGCTAATCAATTCCATCGGCATTTCAATTCCGTTGGTACTGTTTAGAACAACTGAGCTGGACTCGACCGGTGCCACAGCCATCAATGTAGCATTACGAATACCATACTTCTTCATGCGCTCACGCAATGGTTCCCAATCCATACTGGGAGTAAAGTCGGTTAGTTCATTGACACCTTCTGCTCTACGCTCCCAAGGAAATACTCCTTTGCCATAGTGAGTGTATTCGCTACGCTTACATGGGCCGCGCTCTTGAGCTAGTTCTACACTGGTCTCGGTTAGATAGAACGCTTGATGTTCCATCCAACGCTTAACTTCGGCTAGTGCATCAACTTCACCATATTTGAAGTTACGCTTTGCATGCCAGTAGGCCAAGTTGGTAATGCCAACGCCTAGAGGTTCAAAGTCTGTATTGGCCAGTTTACTTTGAATACTTAAGAAGTCTTGATAGCTTAACAAATTACTTAGGCTACGAACTAATACACGACATGCTTTTTTCATCTCCTGTGGATTGCGGAACGCTCCCCAGTTGATGCTGCCAAGAGTGCAAAGAGCAATGCGTCCCTCTGGATCTTCAATTCTCTGGAAAGGACGGGTGGGTAAAAGTATCTCCTGGCATAAGTTTGATTGATATATTGGATCCAAAGTTGTATCAAATGGGCCCTGGTTAATAACGTTGTCGATATTGACAAGATATATACGCCCCGTATCAGTTCTCTCTTTAAGGATTCCAGCTTTGAATATCGCATCTGCCGATACAACCTTCTTTTTCTTTGTCTTGTCTTGCTCATATTGTAGATACAATTTTTCAAATTCTGTACTGTCTCTGTAATAGGCTTCATACAGATCTGGAACTTCTGCTGGATCAAATAGACTGATCATTTCACCGTTGCGATAACGATTCCAAAACATTTTATTAACTACTACTGAGTAATCCATCTGACGCACACGTACTTCGTCAGTTCCCTGATTGTTTTTTAACACAATTAAATCTTCAAATTGATAATGCCAAACAGGGAATGTAACTGTGCAACTGGCATTTCGAATGCCGCCTTGTGAACAGCTACGTAGGTCTGCAAACCACTTTTTTAAGAAAGGAATCATTCCAGTATGCTTGATCTCACCGTTGCGAATTGGTGCGCCTAAGGGGCGAATTCTGCCTATTTCCAAGCCAATTCCGGCTCGTTTTGAAGCATATTTGGCCATCATTTCGCCGCTAGCAAAGATGCTATCTAATGTGTCATCACTGCTGATCAATACACACGAACTGAATTGTTTGGTGGTTGTTCCTAGGCCGGCCAAGACTGGTGTAGCCAGGGTAAAGTGTCCAGAGCTGGCACACTCATAATAGTCTTTAACCCACTTTAGGCGTGTTTCTTTTGACTCAGCATGGAACGCTGTAGCGGCAGCTATTGCATATCGAACTTGGGGACTTTCATAAACTTTTCCATTGGCACGATTCTGCACCAGATACTTTTCTGTTAGCTGTGCAATAGCGGCATAGGTGTAGTCTTCATCTTTGGCATGATCAATGAATAGATCAATAATATCCCATTCTTCTTTAGTATACCAATTCAATAGTTCGCTAGTGTACATGCCCAGCATGATATTCTTTTTTACAATATCATATAATGAAGGGGGTATAAATTGTCCGTACGCTCTCTTTCGCAGCATACTGTTCATTTGACGGCCTGCTACATATTGATAGTTTATATTGTTTATTTCTGAATTTTCTTCTTCGTCAATTAGATTAACCATTGCTTTCAATAATAGTTCATCGATTGTTTCTGTAGTCATCCCGTCGTGGAATTCTAATTGCGCTTTGATTTCAATCATTGATGGGCTAACGCCATCAATACCATTACATGCGTATGCTACCTGTCTCTGTATCTTCCCAATGTCTAGAGGAACGCGAGTTCCACTACGCTTCACGACTGTGATCATAAATTATTACCTTTTCTTGTTCCGAGGAAGATATTTACCTGGGAGTCTTTAGTTCAATAAGATTATGTAAAGAAACCGTCTCTGGCAAATTTTCCATTCTAATAGGCCCATTATCACTATAGTTAATGAGCCATGCGTCGTCAATGCTTACAACATTATATATGGAATTTTTAGATTTGTCTAGGTATGTTTTAACCACTATGACATTATTTTTATATCGATTTGATAGTTTTAATGTCCAGCCAATCATTAATGATTTGGTAAAATCATCATACTTGTTGACTACGATGATTTCCCAAGGACTCGGCCAAGAGTCTTGATAATATGGATCAATTTCTTTATTGTAAGGGATGTATGGAGCAGGCCTCCAAAATTCCCATACATCCTCAAGCGGCTGTGTGGAATGGTCTAAGTCGGCTCTAAACTTTGACCACGACGACAGTCTGTCGTCAATGGATAAATTAAACATTTTTATAGTTGTTGATCGATTCTATATTCTAACATCATATCAAATTCTGAACCACTAATTACTTCTAGTGAAGCCCAATTAGTAGTAGTACCGATTGATGCAGTATTTACATTGACCGTTGGTTGTTCGAAGTCACTATAGGCAAAGTCGTATGATGTAGTTGATGGATTGACTGTAAAATCTACAAATGGTGCGGCCGCCACATCAATAGTATAATATTGGGCGCCGGCAAAGTACGGTGAGCCCGCTGAAGTTGCAGTTGTTATTGAAACTATCTGGCCGCCTATGTTTTCATCATTAACACCGACAATATACCAGTTACCCGCTGCATTCACTGTATCGATGTAATTTGTGGCCGTAGTTCTTAGTATGGTAAAACTCGATGTTGACAGTGGCTCTGTTACGTAAAACGGTTCGTCTAATGACTGTACTGTTTGACTATAATTGTAATAGTCTGTGTAGCTGACATAGCCATCAGACGCAACATTTAATAACAGTGTACCTTTTCTTGACAGGCCGTTGCCCGACATTTGATAGTTTACATCAATCTTTTGATCTTTGTCTGTTAGATAAAACTTAGTAACAGGTGTAGTAGCGTTAGATACAACAGTCTTAATATAAACTGAATCATCTCTTACCATAACATTCTCAGTCATGAGAGGGAAATAATAGAATAATGGATCTGTAGATTCATTTGCTGCAATTCTTCTACTGAAGTAATCGTTTATACTCTTATTGCCTGTTGACCAAAATCTAATAACAGTTGTGCAAGAATTAGTTGATTGTACGTTGTCGTCA